CGCATCCCGGAGAACGACGTGGCCTTAAAGGCGCTTTGCATGGCACTCCAGAGCATCAGCGCCGGCGCCGGCTTTGGGGGGTATCCGGGGGCCACTACCGCCCTCTGGACGCGGCTGGCGGCGGCAATCACGGCTCTGTTCGTCGATCCCGGGTTTCGTTTGTCCCAGGAGGGCTTTGACCAACTGGCAGCTCACCGCTCGACGATGGAGGCCGTCTTCAAGGCGTCGATCTTCGGTGGCTCTGATCACCTATTCGCGTTGGTTCAGGAGGAGGAGGGGGTGAACAAGTACCTGCTGCTCTTTCCCACGGACTCGAAGCTCGACCTTGATCTTGCCGAGATATTCACTCGCAACCCGCAGGAGATGGTAGGGCTGTATCTGTCGATGCTGGGCTACGCGCAGATATTCACCCCGGAGGCTGATGCCCGCCGCAATCTTCTGATCTCGCTCGCACCAGCATTCGAGGATGTGGACCTGCCGCTGTGCCTGATTAACGCGCTGTGCGCAGCCTATATGCACGTCAGTTACTCAGACTGCGAGGGCAAGCACGAACCTAAGCGCGTGCTTCACGCGATGATGGCGCGGCTTATGCAAAAGCACGTGAAGGTTCTGCAATTCCCGGTCCGGGAAGAGATCGCCCGGCCGACCATCCTGATTGTGTTCGACTGGTGGTGGTCGAGGCACGCAATGTATCGGTGCTATTCGCAGTCGATTTTGCAGTTAAAGCGCGACTTCCGGCTAATCGGGCTTGCCCGTAATGTCGTGACCGATGAGCCATCCCGCGCCATGTTCGATCAGTGGATCGGGATTGCCGAGGATAAATTCATCCTGGCAGATGTTGCCCAGGAGATTGCGAACGCCGCTCCCGATATCATCTACTACCCCTCGATCGGCATGTCGAGCCTGACAATTAGCCTCGCGTCGCTGCGTCTCGCCCCTCTGCAGGTGATGAGCTACGGGCACCCGGCGACCACGAATTCCCCTGAGATCGACTACGGGATCATTGAGAACGACATGGGGGTGCAGGCGTGTTTCTCGGAGAAGTTGCAGCGCATTCCCTCGAACACCGTGCGCTACGTGCCATTTGCACCGGTTACCGCTCGCCACCGTGTACGGGTGAACCCGGAGACCATCAAGATTGCGGTGTGCGCCATGCAGGTGAAAGTGGGCTGGCCCTTTATACGGGCGATGCAGCAGGTGCAAAAGCGAGCGCGCCGGCGGGTTGAGTTTCATTTCTTCTGCGCCGCCCACGGCGTTGGGTTATTCAGCATGGCGAACCAGTTGAAGGGGTTGCTTGAGAACACCATGATCTACGAGCGGGCGGACTATCAGGAGTTGATGGAGTGGGTCGCCGGTTGCGACATCTGCCTGTTTTCCTTCCCGTTCGGGGGCACCAATTCCGTGATCGACGCCATGCTGCTGGGCATCCCGTTTATCACCCTGGAGGGCTTGGAGCCGCACGCGCGAACCGATGCGATGTTAATCCGGCGGGCGGGGCTGCCGCAGTCGATGATTGCCTTGACCCAGGCCGAGTATGTCACTGAGGTCACGCGCCTGGTGGACGAGGACGACCGGCGCCACCGCTATGCGCGCTTGATCCGCCGGGTTGACGTCGCCCGCACCTTCTTCGAGCCTGACCACACCGAGGCGTTTGTCAATGCCTTCAGCACGATCTACCGGCGTCATGCCAAACAGGAGGCCGCAGCTTGAGCACCTTCCTTCAACTGGTCAACAAGCTATCCTCAGAATCCGGCATCTCGGGTGCGCCCGCGGCCATCACGAGCGTGATTGGGCAAACCGGCATGGCGCTGCGCATGGTGAACTGGACCATTGCCTCCTATCGGGAGATTCAGGGTCGGTCCGCGCAATGGCGGTGGCTTCGCAGCACGTTCTCGTTTCCGACGGTCGCTGGCACCGACACCTACGCTTATAACGCGGCGGGCTGCATTGACACGCGCTTGGGCGCGCCGATCACGAGGTTTCGCGGCTGGATACCGTTCGGGGAGCGCGGGGAGTCCAATATCAGCCGGTATCTCACCGCGGGCGGGGTGCCGGGCCAGATGTGGATGACTTTCCTGCCCTGGTCGATCTTCCGGGCGATGTACAAGTTCGGCCCCATGCAATTGAACCAGTCGACCATTATTCACGTGACCATCACCCCGCAGAACCAGTTGATGATCGGGCCCAACCCCAATGAAGTGTTCACCGTGCTGGGCGAGTATCAGATGGCGGCGCAGATATTGGCGGCTGATGGCGATGTGCCGGAGATGCCGGAGGATTACCACGATCTGATTTTCTACCGCGCGATGGAGAAGTACGGGCGGTTCCAGGCGGCGCCGGAGGTCGTGGCGCGCGGGGAGACTGAAGGAGGGCGCATTATGCGCGCTTTGGAACAGGGGCAACTCCCGCAACTTTTGTTAGCTGCGCCGCTTGCTTGATGAATACGCTTCGGTTAGATACTCGGCGGCTTGACACCTGCGCGAGGCGGTGCGATATACTGCCTGCGTTCGAAATTAATTCGGACGTGCGTGTGACAACGCGAAAATGGAGTAACGTAGCAAGTCCTTTGCAGGGTGGGTCTCGGTTCGGTTTGCGTTGCTGCGTTCGCTCCTCCCGATTGTCACCCGTTTCCCGTTCTGCAAAGGGCTTCTTTTTGTCCATGCGGCTGCAAAACGCCGTTTTCGCCAATCCGCCAACCAAAGGCGGCGAACTCTTCCTGCTTGTCAACTTAGCCAGATATGCTGCCGACGATGGCAGTCGTGTATATCCATCTGTCTCACGGTTGATGAAAGAAACAGCGCAGTGCAGGAGAGCCATAGAAACGCAACTCGCGAGTCTAGTAGCCAAAGGCATTATTGAAATTGTCAGGCGGCAGACTGCCAAACCAACTGAATATCGGATTTGTGCAGAAAACATATACACAGACCCCGCATGTGGTGCGGGGTCAAAAAAACAGACCCCGCATTTGGTGCCAAAAGACCCCGCACCTAGTGCCAAAACCCCCGCATTGAATGCGGACGATTCATTAATAGATTCGTTATATATCCATCAAAACCGGGTTGAGAAAAACAAAACCGTCAAAACCGCAGCGGGCGACGCGGCGCTCAGGAGCATGAAAGAGTTGCTGGGAAAATCTGATGGCTAATAGCAACCTTCGAGCCCGGCGCGACGCAGCCTCAATGCCACCGGTAAGGGTGATCCCCGACGCCTTCCTGCTTAACGGCGGATTGGACGTGATGACCCCGCCGTTTGAGCTTAAATCCGGCTTCGCGCGCCTCGCCCAGAACTTCGAGTGCTCCATCTTCGGGGGCTACCGCAGGATCGCGGGCTACGAGCGGATCGATGGCCGGGCAAGCCCGTCGGATGCGCAGTATTCAATCCTGCCCGTCACCCTTGTCACCGGCGGGGCGGTGGGCAACACCCTCACGGGGGCGACTTCGGGCGCAACCGGGGTAATCATCGCGATCACCACAACGTCTTTCGTGCTGACCCGGACCGTGGGCGTCTTCCAGGCCGAGAACCTGAATGTCGGCGCCGGCACCATCGCGGTGTCGACCGCGCCAGCGACCCTGAATGCGGCGCAAAGCCCGCTCTTACATGCCCAGTACAACAACCTGGCGGCCGACGCGTACCGGGCGTTAATCGGGGCCGTGCCGGGTTCGGGCAAGATTCTGGGTGTTTTCTACTACAACGACGTGCTCTTTGCCTTTCGCAATAACGCGGGCGGCACGGCGGCAGCCCTGTATAAGTCCAGTCCTGCCGGCTGGATTGCCGTCCCCCTGGGCCGCGAGCTTAACTTCACCTCGGGCGGCACCTTTGTGCTGGTCGAAGGCCAAACCGTAACCGGTGCGACATCTGGGGCAACCGCAGTAATCACCAGGGTTGCGCTCGAGACCGGGACCTTCGCCGCTGGCACCGCGGCCGGGCATATCACCTTTGGCTCCCAGACCGGAACCTTCGTGGCCGAGAACCTGAATGTGGGGGCGAACCTGAACGTCGCCTCGATTGCCGGCAACGGGAGTGCGATCACGCAGCTCCCGGACGGGCGCTACGAATTCATCCTCTACAACTTCACCGGCGGGCTATCCACCAAGCGGGTGTATGGCTGCGATGGGGTCAACCGAGCATTCGAGTTCGATGGCACATCGTTTGTCCCAATCAACACCGGCATGGTGATCGACAAGCCCTCGCACATCGAGGGGCACCTGTATCACCTGTTCCTGTCGTTCTTCGGCTCGGTGCAGCATTCGGCTCCCGGCTTCCCGTTTCAATGGTCTGCCGTGGTGGGGGCAGGAGAGCTGGCGATGGGGGAGGCCGTCACCGGGTTTGCCTCGCAATCGGCAAGCTCGACGGCGGGCGCACTGGCGATATTCACCGTAGGCAAGCTCTCCATGCTCTACGGCACGGGGGCCGCCGACTGGAACCTCTTGCCTTACCGGGATGAAATTGGTGCTTTTCCTTACACCATGCAGAACCTCGCCCAGACCATGTTCCTGGACCTGCAGGGGGTCACGGATCTGGTGACAACGCAGCGATTCGGAAATTTCGTCTACGCGGTCTTGTCCAACCGGGTGAAGTCGATCATCACGTCCTGGCGCTCGGCTGCGATTGCCTCATCGGTTTCACGGGACTTGTCGCAATACCGGCTGTTTTTCACGAACAACTTCGCCCTCTACTTCACGGTCGTTGCCGGCAAGGTGATCGGCGTCATGCCGTGCCTGTATTCCCATACCGTGCGCTGTGCCTGGTCGGGCAGAACGCTGGCCGGGGTTGAGCGCAACTTCTTCGGATCGGACAACGGGTTCGTGTTCGAGATGGACAAGGGCACGAGCTTCGATGGCGAGCCAATCGAGGCGTTTTTCAATCTCGCGTACAACTTCTCGGGCGGCGTGCGGTTAATCAAACGCTACCGCGGGGGTGCCCTTGAAATCTCAGGACCCGGATATGCATCATTCAACTTTGGCTACGCGCTGGGCTACAGCTTGCCAGAGATCATTCAGCCCACAACGGAGCGGATCACATCCAACTTCTCCGCTGTGTTCTGGGACCAGTTCGTGTGGGATGCCTTCTTCTGGGATGGCGTGACCCTTGGGCCTTCAACGATTGAAATTGACGGCGCTGCCGAAAACATCTCGCTTGCCGTTCGCTGTGTGAGCGATTTTTATCAACCCTTCACGATCTCGGCTGCGGTGATTAACTACAGCCCGCGTCGGCAGATGCGCTGACAGGACTTTGACCCATGCCCAACGATTTTTACGCAGTCACCGGTTCTCCCGGAACATCTTCATTCGGCGCCTCAGCAGTCATTCGCGCTGAGTTTGTCGCAATCCAGTCGGCATTCGACAAGCTGCCGTCTTTGATCGGGAACGCTGGCAAGTTTCTGGCCGTCAATCCGGGTGAGACGGCTCTTATCGCGGTCGCGGTCACGGGATCCGGCTCTATTGTTCTGGCGGCCGGATCGACGCTGGATTCTCCCATCCTGATAACCCCGCAGTTGGGCACACCTGTCTCCGGGAATCTCGTAAATGCGGTTGGATTGCCGATTGCTACTGGTGTGAGCGGCTTGGGCGCTGGGATTGCAACTTTCCTCGGTGCGCCATCGAGTGCGAATCTCCTCTCGGCGGTGTCTGATGAGACGGGCAGCGGGGCGCTCGTATTCGCCAATTCACCGACCTTGATCGCGCCAGTGCTCGGCACGCCGGCATCTGGCAACCTAGTGAACTGCACGGGCTTCCCGGCTATGGCGGTCGGCAGCATCACGGGTTTAGGCACGGGTGTCGCCACTGCCCTTGCCATCAACACCGGCACCGCTGGTTCTCATGTCGTGCAGGGTGGAGCACTCGGCACACCGTCCTCTGGCGTTGGCACCAACATCACAGGTCTGCCGGTTAGCACTGGCATCACCGGCCTTGGCACCGGAGTCGCCACCGCCCTTGCGGTCAATGTAGGCACAGCAGGCTCGTTTCTGACTGCTGCCGCGCCGAACCGCAACTTCATCGACAACGGCGCGATGATGATAGATCAGAGGTTTGCGGGGGCAGTGCAGATTATAGCAGTTAACTCAAACTCCTTAGACCGATGGATTGCACTGTCTGATGTAACATCCAAGTATTCTATTCAGCGAGTAGTTGATGCCCCCGCTGGCTTTCTATACAGCGTCAAGTTTACCGTTTTAGCGCAATACTCTCCCGGTGTGGCGGAGCGATTTGTATGCGAGCAGTCAATGGAAGGGCCAGATGCTATCCCGCTTGCGCTTGGCATTGCAGGTGCTGCAACTGTAACAATATCATTTTGGGCAAAGGCGAGCGTTGTCGGTATCTACTCCTTCAATATTTGCAATGGTGCAAATAGTAGATCATATACGTTTACCCAAACACTGACGACGGCGTTCGTTCGCTACAGCAAGACTATCGTGCTTGATACGACTGGCACATGGCTAACGGCAATTGGAACTACCGGGTTACGATTGGGAATTGATCTTGGTAGTGGGGCAAACTTTACCGGCACAGCAGATGTATGGACAGCGGGGCAATTGCGCTCCGCGACGGGTGCGCTGAAGTTCGTTAACCAAGTCGCAGGTTCAACCCTCAACATCACCGGCGTTCAGCTTGAGCTTGGCACGGTTGCAACGAGCTTCGAGCACCGTCCGTTCCAGCAGGAGTTTGCCCGCGTCCAGCGGCACTTCTGCAAGTCGTTCGCTTATGCAACGGCGCCGGCGCAGAACGTGGGGCCTGGCACTGGTGAGCATGTTTTTACTGCTGGGCGTGCGGGTGCTCTTGCACTGCTTAGTAACAGTGTATATTTTCCCGTAACTATGGCATCAGCGCCGACTATTACGCTGTACAACGCAAGTGCGGCAAATGCACAGGCACGGAATACCACCACTGCCACGGACTGCACGGCATCCTCGGGGACATTTATAACTGACCACTCGTTTCTTGTTAGCGCTACTGGCCCTGTTGGAGGGTTGGTTGGTGACTTTATTACTGTCCACTGGACAGCCTCCACAGGATTTTAATCATGCCTTCCTACAAACTCACTCTCGGCAACACGGTGCAGCGCCTAGATGACGGGGCGTTCGTTCCGATTGATCCTTCCAGTCAGGACTACGCGGATTACCTCGCGTGGGTAGCTGCGGGAAACACCGCGCAGCCGGTTGATCCGCCGACTGCTGAGCAAGTTGCGGCGGCGGCACGACTGGCGGTAGATACAGCGGAGGCGGAGTCAGTCAAGGCTGATAGTCAGGTCGTAACCTTTCTGAATTTCACTCCAGTGCAGCTCGACGCCTGGGTTGATACCAACATTGGCGCAGCGGCTACGCTGGTGGCAGTAAGAACTGCCTGTGTTACAGCGTTCAAAGTTCTTGGGCGCATAGCACTTGCTGCTGGCCGTGGCAGGAGTTTGCGATGACAGAAGCCGAAATCAACGCCCGCCTGCAAGCCCTAGAAGCGCAGCGCACAGAGGCGCTTAATCAAGTCGTCGTGCTGTTCGGCCAGTTGACTGTGGCGAAGGCTGATCTGGCGGCAGCGCAGGAGCAGTTGAAGAAGTTGCAGCCAGTGGAGCCGCCTCTATGATCCGACTGCGTGCCGCCATGCTCGCCCTGCTCCTCTCGACAGGTGCCGCAGCACAGTTGCCGGAGTCGCATCCTGTGCGGCAGTTTTGATGAATGTGCTATGAACGAAATCTCCACCAACGAGATCAACGCGCGCTTGATCGCGCTGACCCGGCAAAGAAACGAAGCTCTTGATCGCATCGTGATGCTGGAGGGCGCTTATGCGGTCGAGATTGAGAAAACCAGATCGCTCGCAGAAGAACTCGCTAAACTCGAAGCGAGGATCACGCAAATTGAAGCCAAGCCGGAAGACCCGGCTCCCGCAAAGGATTAACCCATGCCTGGCCTAATCTCAAACGCAATCGACACCACCAACCCCAACGTGGTGCAGGGGGCACTGACGAGCAACTACGATGCCACAACGCGCACGGTGGACCCCAAGACGCAGACCGTGGCCGGGCAATTGAATGATCTTCTATCTTCTGGCAGTCCGTACCTCGAGAGCGCTAAAGCCGGCGCCCTGCAAGCGGGCAATGCGCGCGGGCTGCTCAACTCCTCGATGACGGCGAGCGCCGGGCAGAAGGCCGCAATTGATGCGGCACTACCCATTGCGACGGCGGATGCGAACACCTACAACACGACCGCAGCTCAGAATCAGGCGTTTCAGAATACCGCTGGGCAGTTCAATGCGGGGGCCGCGAACACATCGAACCTGCAAGCCTCCCAGGCGGCGAACCAGGCGACACTTCAAGCAACCGCTGGCACGCAGCAGCAGACCTTGCAAGCGCAGAAGGCGGACATCGACAAGCAATTGCAGCAGATCGCTATCCAAGCCCAGACAGGCTTAACTGCACAGCAGGCGCAGATACAAAAAGACCTGACCGCACAGCAAGCGGACCTGCAGAGCAAACTGTCGGCGCAGCAGGCGGGGCAGACTCAGGAAACTCAAGCGCAGGCTGCGGGACAAACAACCGAGCTGCAAACGTTGAAAGGCACGCAGGCGCAGGCACTCGCGGACACGGAGGCGGCCTACAAGAATCTGCTGCAATCCAGTGCGAGTGCCACATCAATCTTCAACCAGGTGTCCACCAACATCAGCGCGATCCTGAATGATGCCACTACGGATGCGGCGACCAAGCAGGCGTTGCTCGCCAATCAGCAGGACTTGCTTAAATCCGGGTTGGCGATTGTGGGAGGCATTGGGAATTTGGATCTTAATGCGTTACTCGATTTCACCGCAGGCACCAATCCACTTGGTAGCGCACAAGAATCTGGGGGTGATTGACTTTGATCCGGGTTGGCGATCATAGGAGGCATCTGGAATTTGGATCTCGGAAAACTTTTGGATTTCTCTGCGCCATAGGAATAGGGAGCGATTAACATGCCTTTCAAATTCAACGCCACGCCGCTGCGTGCGCCGCGAGGAGTAAGCCTGCGCGACATAGGGGGTGACTAGTATGGGACAGTGGGTATATGGGGATGATCCGGGCTACCCTCCTTATTGGCGGGCCGACGACGCTTATGACCTGCCGCCTAGCGGACCGGCTGGCTCTGCCGCAGCAGAAGATGCCAAGAAAGCGCAAGACCAATATATCGCCTCTCAGACAGGACGCGGGTTTATCAATGGGCATTGGTATACGCCGTCCCTGTCAGTTGATCCTGTTACTCAGAAAATAATCCCTGTTACTGCCAATACCCCCGGCGCGCACCAGATTTTCTATTCTTCTGACCCTAATCAGACCGGTCTGAGGGATGCTTCGTATTGGGTAGCGCCTGAGCCACCGGAAGAAACCGCCCGAATAAACGCCGGCAATCACGCAAGCGGGGTGTTCGGAGTCCTGGAAAAGTTAGGCCCAGGCATCATAGCCTTGCCATTACTGCCAGCAGCGATAGCTGCGGGTGCGGGAGCGCTCGCAGGAGGCACCGCGGCCGGCGCTGCCGGTGCGGGTGAGGTTGCCGGCATGGCAGCTCTTGGCGAAGGTGTTACCGGCGCCGCAACCGGCATGGCTGCTCTTGGCGAGGGCGTTACCGGGGCTGCATCCGGGATGGCGGGACTTGGCGAGTTAGGTGCTGCCGCCGGTGCTGGTGCGGGAGCATTAGGTGCCACGGAAATTGGTGCTGGTGCCTTCCCAATAACCGAAGGCGGGATGTCAACGATCCAGACCGCATTCAATCCTGCCACCGGAGCGTTCGAGGCGGTTGGCGGTCCAATGTCAACGACCGGGGCGTTGCAGTCATCTGTGGCGGGTGGTGGGTTCGCTGGCGGTGCTGTGGGTGGCGCTCTGGGGAGCGGGCTTACACAGCTACCAGCACCGGTTCAGGAAGGCCCAACGACCGTTGGCTCAGGACCGCTCGGCAGTCAGCCTGGCACATCGACCCCATTTCTGGATTTGGTGAAGAAGGGTCTGATCAACAATGTTATCAGCCGGGGTGTCGGCACTGTTGTCAATGGCCTGATTGGCCCGCCGAGTTCATCCGGCGTTGCGCCGCGGGCAACGCCGAGCGCGAATACGAACGTTGACTTTTCTGGCAAGATTGGTTTCGACCCCTCTGGTCAGCACTTGCAACTCCTGCATACGGACGGAACACCGGTTTTCAGCACGGATCAATTCGGCAAGCAGATCATCGCGGACGTGGGCTATCGCCCGCCGGGATTGATTAACGCAGCTTCGCAAACTTAGGAGTTTCACATGGGCGACGATTTCTTCGGTGACTTTTTCGACTTCACGAACGTAAACGAGCCGGATATCAGCGCGCCGGCGAGTGCGCCCGTTAGCGCGCCGCCGGCGCCGCTGTCGGGAGTTGGAGATGCGGGCAGTCTTATCTCATCCGGGTTCGATGCGTTGACTACAGGCCAGGTGTCATCGCCATTTACCACAAACCCCTCGTTTTCAGGTTTGGGCGGGTTCTACAACGCGCCAGAGGATACTTCGAGCAGCATGAAGGGATTGTCCGATTGGGTGAAGGGAAACCAAACGGTAGCCGCGGCTCTGGTGACCGGCATCATGTCAGCTTTGGGAGGGATGGGTAAGGCTGGCCTGGATCGACAAACCTTGGAGCGAAAAGCGCAGCTTGACCAGGAAGCGCTGAATGCCATCGTTACGCGCAAGTCGGCAGGCACTTACAGAGGTTCGCTTGGCATGGGACCATCGGGCAATCAGGTTCTCATGCGGCCAAGCGGCGGGCCGGTCTACGATCCGGGCACCGGGCAGATCATTCGGCCGGGATTGATTAACCAAGCGCAGAGGGCCTGACCATGGCTATTTACCATCAACCCGCACCGACACCGCAAATGGCGCCCGCGGCAGCACCAGCAGGACCGCAACCCGCTCCTGCAGTGGCTACTACACAGGCCGGCGGCGCGCGTCCGGTGCCACAGACGCAACCCGCTGCACGTCGGGCCCCTGCAACGCAGGACGCCTATTCTCGCGTAATGGCCGCGGCTGCCAAGGCGATCTACACGCCAGAGATCACGCAGGGGCTCCTCCAAATGATCAAAGCCGCGCGAAATCCAGTGGACGGACTCCTGCAGGCAACCGCCCTCATAATGCGTCGGTTGGATGAAATATCGAAAAATACCATGCCATCCGAGGTCAAAGCGCCAGCCGCAAAGGAAGTCATGGCGTTGATTGCCGAACTTGCCCAAGCGCGCGGGGTTATCACCGATGCCGGGGCGGTGTTGGATCAGGCAACTCAGGAGATAGACCGCAAGACGGCGGGGATGCCGCAGGGAAACTTCAAACAGTTTTTGGTAGGCGCTGGCGCAGGAGAGACGCAGAGTTGAATTACGAAAATGGTTGCGGGGATTGTGGGGGCATTTCTTTCAAATCAACGCTTGAAGGCTATCGCCGCAATGGATGGTGGGGCGCAATCTACGCATCCCTTGGGATTTACTATTACTTCCCACAAAATTCAGTGCGCCATCCCGGTATCGAATTGCTCGCCATATTCTACGAACGCCGATGCAATCGGTTAAGCGAAGAGGCCCTGAAGATCGGCTATGAGTCCAGACGCGAAGCGGCGTCCAAAAGAAACGCTGAACGCTTGGCGCAGTCGCGCGCCATGAGGGGAAGTATTGGCAAGTCGGCTTGAATCATTTTTGCTACACGCGAATGAGGAGGTTGAAATCTTCTCAATTGTGGACAAGGCCACCGGGACAAATATCCACACATTTACCCTGGGACGGAATTATCACTGGTGGATAGTCGCCATCCTTGTGGCGATCAAATTTTTCGTTAAGCATTTTTACTAAAAATGAAAAAAATAGAGTTAGATTCTGATTCTGAAGTTAGCCTGAACAGGCCAGAACCGACCCAAAAGCGCTGCTACGATTGGCCGCTGCAGAACGGGGAAAAAGATGTGCGGGGAGATCACGAGATCATTTTACGCGATCTGAAGTAGCGGAGTTTTTGTTGAGACATACAGAATTCACACCAATTAAGCACACCATTGTAGCCTTAAAGGAACACACGATGGGATTCCGAACCAAGAGGAATTTTTTGCGCACGCTTGGCCTTGGCGCAATAGCAAGCAAGCTCGGCTTCTTCTCATTTGCCAACGCCGAGGATGTCATGCCGCCGATCAAATACTTATGCCTCCCTTGCCCTGACGATCCACGCATGCCGCAGGTGGGTTATTACGGTGGACGAATTTATATCAACGGCCAAGAGTACGCGACCCTGTACTCAGCCCCGGCTCAAGATTACCAACGCTTGGGCAGAGAACAGACCGAACTGCGCTTGCGAGAATTGGTGAAAGAACGCCTGACATTCATTTGGGAAAACGTGCGGAGAATTTGATGGGACCACTACTATTCGGCGCAATGCAAGGTCTAGGCGAAGGCGGCGCTGCCGCTGCCGCTCAGTACGGACGCGAGGCCGCGGCTTCCAACATCGAAAAAATGAAGGAAGAAGCCGCCACCGCTCGTGAGACTGCGCTGGTGGAAGCGCGCCGGGTTGCGCAGATAAGTGTTGTGCGCGAGACCGCCGCAACCGAGATGGCTAACCTGCCGAAGAAGGTGGAGATTGAAACTGAGGGCAGGATAAGACAGCGCGCCGCTCAACCCGAGATCGTTCCTGGTGGGTCAACACTCAAAGTGCCAGGACAAACCGACTTCACGGCACCCAAGGTTACAGATCCGAAAACGCCTGAAGAACTTGGCGAGTTTGTTTCACGCGGTCATCTGTTAGAAGCGCAGGCAGATTACTTTAGAGGAGCAAAAGCCAACGAAGCGCAGGCCCGCGCCGATCAACTTGCTCAAGGTAAGGCAGGCAAACCAATTGGCCCCAACATCAGGCCGATCAAGGACGAAGAAGGCAATGAGTACCTGTTCGACACGAATTCAGGTGCAGTCGGAAAGGTAGTCAAAGGCCAGGCCGAAAAGCCAGAGAGCGGAATGCTGTGGTGGAAGAAGCCAGGAGTGCCAGCTTCCTTGCAACACACTGTATGGGCAACTGCGGACGGCCAGCCTTTGCCCGCAGGACCCTTCTCGCTTTACAGCCAACTTCCGGTCAATAAAGCTGGCGCGCCGCAGATCAATCAATCGAATGGCGAGGTGGTCTTCAACGGCGAAGTCATCGGGCACGTCAATCCTAACTCACCCACGGCGGATCAGGAAGCCGCAGCCATGCTCACAAACGCAGCCAAAGAACCGGCCCAGGTGGATTTTTCAAAATTCGGCGTGGGAAAACCCAAACCGGCAGAACAGCCAAAGGACGCAAAACGTCCTCTTATCCACCAGGCTGAAATGGGTCCGCCAGCACCGCCAGTTACCCTCGAAGATGCCCGTCGCCTTGCGACCGAACGGGGCGATCTGGCAGAAGAAACCGCACGCACCGAGATGCTTGCGCGTGGCCGGCGCAGAATAGAGGCCGACACCAGCGAGCTTATGGCGGGAAATCTTGATGTCGTATCCCAGCAGAATTTCAGGCGCCTGCAAAACATATTCAATTCACCGGCGGCAACTCCCGCTGAACGCCTCAAAGCAGGCACGCTTCTACGTAAATACTGATGGACGGCCCCGAAAACATCCCTCAATGGCCGGACATTAAATCATCCAGTGTATTCAACGCGCTCGACGACGCCGAAAAAGAGCGCACACGCGCTGCTTACTTCCGGCAAATCATCGAACCCACTCTGGAGCCGGGCCAGGTCGCGAGTGCCAGGAGTCAATGGGATGAATTAACGGGTCCGGTTGGGCCGACATCCATTACCGATTATGGCGCGTCCGCGCTCTCGGGCGCAGCCTCCGGGCTCGGCATGATCTTTCAAGGCGGCGGTGAACTGCTCGCACGAGGGGTCAATGCGGTTGCTGGAACGAGTTTACGGGCGATCAATCCTTTGCAGGGTGCCATTGACTACCTGCAGGAATCTCAAACGCCTGGGGCCAAACGCGCCCAAGCCCAATCCCAAATCAGCGGCAGTTTGTTCGATCCTTCGACCTACGATTTTGGCACCAATCCGAACGCCAGCGGCCTTGCACTGCAAGGGTTGAATGCGATTGGGCAGTTTGCGCCAAATCTCGCTATTGCCATCGCCACATCGGGCGCGAGTATTCCAGCCCAACTCGGCATCGGCGCAACCGTGGGCGGCCTGCAAGCATTGGGGGGTGGCGCCGAAGAAGAACGCACGAAGTTCATGGCGATGGGCGACGATGAGCTTGCGGCATCAAGCCAACTTTACCGGGATCTCGTCGCAAACGGCACGAAGCCCGAAGTCGCCAAGCGCGCCGTGGCAGAAGCCGCAGCTTTGGGCGGCGGCATCGGCAATGCAATTCCATCTGCTGCGGAAGGTGCTTTTGAAAATTTCCTGATTGGCGCGATCACCAGAGGGAGATTCCGGTTTCCTTCGGTATTCGGCGCCGGCGCCGGGGTCGCTGGCAAAGTCGCAACCGGGCTTGTCGGTGGTGCGATGCTGGGAGGCTCTGAAGAGGCGGTCGAGCAGATCGGGCAAAACCTCGGGGTCAATGCTGCGATCGGCGGCAACCGGCAATTAACCGCGGATACTCTGCAGCAGTTTGTCATGGGCGCTATTGCCGAGGGAGCTGCTGGCGGTGGCGGGGCTTACGTTGCTAGGAATATCGCACAGGAGCGGCAAGCACCCGCAATTCCGGGTGCATCCAGCTCCTTTGGCGGTGTGCCCCCAGGCCCATCACCGGCTGACCAATTCTCCAGACAAGCAGAAGCGACGGCGACCGCAATTCAAAGCCAGCCGACCGTTGAGGCCGCAGCGGGCGCGGCACAGGACACCATCGGCGGAGTTCCGCTGGATGTCCTGATCGCCCGCGCCGAGAAAAGCCTTGGCGTAATAGGACAGACAACTGCCCGCATAGGGCTTATCAACGCCGCGTCGAAATCCGAAGGGGTAGGACCAATCGGCACCGCTCTTCGAGACACGTTGGGCCCGCCGCAGCCTGAAACAGGCATTACGACGCCATTGCCGGTTCGCCTGTTCGGGCAGCCGATCGAGGAAGTGGGAGACGCCGAACTTGACCAGGCCATACAGAATCACCCCATGTCGGCATTCAGGGTCGCCGCGGAGCAGGAAAAAGCGCGGCGCGCCGCCAATGTTGATCGTGGAACATCGACAGGAGACAGCAATGCCCCAGGTATCATTGGACCAACTGCGCAGAATATCCCGCAAGCTCAACCAGAACAGGGTGGAGCCGGTCAACGGGATGTTGCCGTGGGTATTCCCGCTGCCGCCGGCGTTACAGGAGGAACTGCTGGCCCTACCACCGCCATCCAGCCCGCAGCGCCGCAGGACGCCCCCATACCGCAAGCCGTAGCCCCTGTCACAACCCTTCTTGGCTATCCGATTGCGGAGTTCACTACACCGCAACTTCAGAATATTCTCCCATTGCTCAAGCCAGAAGCGCGGCCTGGCTTAATGGCTGAGATTGCCCGGCGCGCACCGCCGCCCGCTCCTCCTGTTAAGCCTGCAACCGCCGTTGCACCGCCGCCCACCACAGAAGGAACCAGAATTTACCTAGCCGTGCCATTCACTTCTCGGAATTTTGCAAAAACGCACGGAGCAAAGTGGGATAGTGAAGAGAAACTGTGGTTTGACGAAAAACGCAAGGATGGTCAAATCAATATTAGCTTGCGCCATTTCATACCGCAGAGGGACGCAGTAGTAAGAGACAAAAACTACGCCCGCGCTGCCGCACTCAACGCTACTACGGAAACAGGGCGCGAACATCATGCTATTCCGCATCCTGACCCGATGCTTGCTGGCGGGTATACAGTGGTTGAAAAGGGAGCGCCAGCACGTACCGCAGCACCGCCGCCCCCTCCCGCCCCCAAACCCCTCACCGGCACCGTCCTGCAAAACCGCGACCGCTCATCCGCTGCCTCGCGTGCCTGGATAAAAAGCGCGTCGGCCAATTTGAGTTACTTGGGCACAGGACCCTCGACGAATTTTCAAAGCGGAGCGTTTGTCGGATTTGAGGATCAGCCCACGATTCCTGCGAATCGGTTTGGTAGAGAAGGGCGAATCCTGGCAGCGGGCGGTCGCATCATTCCGTTTCGCTACGCAGTGGTAGATATACGAGATACGTTAAGGAGCCACGCAGCCGATGGCACCCCAAACGAAGGATACGAAACTGGTGTTCCCGGAAAGGTGCGGATTGTCGCGGGAAATGGTCGCGGAGAGGCAATTGCAGAAGCATTTAGAACCGGGCGCGCAGCTCGGTATGTAGAAGATTTTCGCGCCGACGCAGAAGGGCATGGCATAGCGCCATCCGAAATCGATGCGGTGGAACAGCCAGCGCTGATCCGTGTCATTGCTGCTTCCGAAATAACACCGGACATTGGCGATCTGTCCAACATCTCGCAGGCCGCCGACCTATCGCCGGCGGAGAAGGCCACCAACGACGCGCGCCGCCTGGATATGTCCGGGCTCGAGTTCAGCGAAGACGGTCAAATTACCCGAAACGCAGTGAAGCAGTTCGTCGCCGCTCTCCCGGACACCGAGCGCTCCGGGTTAATCGACCATGCGGGCGAACCCACGCGCCAGGCGTACGACAGGCTCACCAACGCCGTATTCCTGCAGGCGTATGGGGATGCAGAACTCGTATCGCTCCAATCCCAGGCAACAGACCCCGAAGCGCGCACCGTGATGACGGCGTTGACGCGCGCAGCGCCCGTAATGATGAAGCTCGAAGGGGCAGAAAGCCTGGACATTCGCTCGGTTGTGATCGAAGCGGCAAAGGCTGCGGTGAACGCAAAACGCCAGGGGGCATCCCTTGTTCGCTTCGCGCAGCAGGTAGATTTGACCATGCACCCCGAATCCTCCTTAGTGCTCAAATTTTTTGCTGATAACATCCGGTCTGCTGCTCGAATTGCGGACGGCCTCACGCGGGCGGCCACCACCGCAGTTGAAGAAGCTGCCAAACCGGCAACGGATATGTTCGGCGCTGTGCCGCGCGCTTCCCGTGCTGACATTCTGAGGAGATTAAGTGAAACCGATATCCAGGAAAATCTGGGGGAGCGAGCCGGGGTTAAAACTCCTGGGCAAGATGTTGAACGGGGAGGTACTGGACAGCCAGGACCAGCAGACAATCGCCCGGCTGAAGAAGGTGGACCCGCCGAGACCGGACTTCGGCAGCCAACCCCAGAATACGAAGCCGCAGGAGTAGCGCCGCCAGGAGCCGCTGAAGCAATAAGCAGGCACGGGCTACCAGAGAATACTGCATGGGATCGAGGACGCGGCCCGATAAGCGATAAATGGGCGGCGTCGGCTAGTGGAGTCCAGAGCAATTACCATGCGACTGCTGATGCGGCCGCAAAAGAACTGCGTGAATTCCTTGATGCCGCAGGGCACGCTCGCGCTGCTGACGAAGCAGTAAACCGGGCGCAGAATAGTGCGGCCGATAAATTAAGGCGAGGGGAAAATCCGACATTCCCTGAGTGGAAAGCCGCTTTCCCGCAATTGAGGCAAGGCCATACCTACCTGCGTCAGCCGGATATTGCACCATTTCTCATCGAACACTTTGGTTTTCGTCGCAATGATATTCGCTCGAATCTGGGCGAAGCCGCGGGCACTCTCACATCCGATACTGGCGCGCAGTATCCAATTGTCTATTTCAACAAACTCGAAAGGGTATTAAGCCAAGCGCCGCCAGCATTTGATCTTGCTGGACAGACCCCAGAAGAACTGCGCGCCGCTGCGCGGGCCCGCCGCGCGGAAGCAGCAACCAAATCAGCCGCCGAGCGCGCCGCCGCAGAGGCCGCGGCATCAGCACTCGAACGCGAAGCCATTCGCCAAGCCGCAGCAAAAGACGGGCCACTCGAACTCACACCGACTTCGGCGGTAGATAAAGCAACGCAGAAGGCACTCGACGAGAAAGACGCGCTCGATCAATTGTCGGGGCAGGGGGGGCTATTCCAGACCAGGGCACGCTACGAAGTCGTCCCCCGGCTATCCGTCCTGCACAATCTCAACGCCGAGAACCTGAAATTCGCTGACCGCCTGGGCGGCCTTCCAGTGCCCTCGCTCGGTATCGTTCGAGAAGGCATGGGCATCTCAGGCATGGGAGACATTACCCTGATCGGCCGGCGGGAGCTTGCAGACCCCGCAGCACAACCGGTTCACGATGCCGATACCTATTCGCCCACCTTTCCGCGTCCAGAGTACGACAAGGCGCGCTACGCCACGGCAGAGCGGCTATTCAACGAACTCAAACCCTTTGGCGACAAGTTTGATGACGGCAATTCGCAACATGTCACGGTCGACAACTCGGTCACAAACCCAGACCCGCAGAAGATCATCGCGACTTGGGTATCAGGGCCAGCGCCGCAGGCGATGTTCCTGTCAGGAAAGGGTGTCGATGTCGAGCCGGTGATGATGGACAAAAGTGTTACGTTCAATTGGGTCAGATTTGGGAACGTCGAGCGCATGCGGGCGCTCTTGAAAGAAATAACCGGTGATCCGACGCCTGCCAACGATGTAGCGCACCGCGCGACAGTAGACTTGATTGAGGAAATGCGCGCGGCCATTCGTAGAGACCCTGACTACCAGCGTTACCGTAAGTTGGCTGGTGCTGCGCAAGCGATGGCGGGCAAAGCGCACATATTCGGTGCCTCCGGTCAATGGATCAATGCCGCTGATGCAGCCGATAAAATGCCCGGCGCTATTCTCTACAGGCTTCAGGACAGCATCGACGGTCTAGGTAAACAGGAAGTCGATCGCAGCGCAACCCGCGAGCGCCTGGCAGAAGCACTCAAAGGCCAGGAGGCCGAATTCAAGACCTGGGTGGACGACAAGGTGATGGCGATGTTCGGGCGCCCATTCCTGCGGCTGCGCGGAAGGAAAGAACCCTACAACCTTGCAAACATCGTGGAAGCCATGAGCGGGCGCGTGCGCGCAACCGAGGAGACCATGACATTCGGGCCGGGCAAGGCGCGAGCCGCGGCGGCCAGTCGGTTCCAGGACATCGAGCAGATGCGGCGGGCGGCAAGCCAAATAGGCGACGAGAGTGAGATCAAGGCCGCCCGCGATCATGCCGCGAAATTACTGGAAGATTGGCGTAACAGCGTAATTGACTATTACGGCGACCCCGTAGAAGGCCGCAATGCGTTCGGGCGCACTTGGGATGCCTTGGATGCGTCGATGAAGGCGCTCGCGCGATGGGCGCGCGGTGCCAAGACCGAAGCGAATATGAAGCGCGCGTTGGCGACGGAGGGTTTTCGCACGGGCGAGATGTCCGATTATCACTTCGAGGATGGCGTTGCCGCCGGTCAAGCCTGGATGAAGGCGCCGGTGCCGTATTTTGAAGCAAAGCCGCAGCGGGCGGTCGCGTTGAATGAGTTTGCGGGCGCTGTGATCCCAGAGAAAACAGACGCGGCGACGCGCACGATTCTGGACAAGCACGGCATCCCGTATCGCACCTATGCCGAAGGCCAGCAACAGAGAGCCACTGATGAATTCAGGGCGGAGCTGGCGGGGCGCGGCGAGAATGTGTTGTTTCAGGCTCAGGCACCGTATGAGGCGGGCGGCGGCGTGCCCGCCCTGACCCCTGCCGGCGAGTATAATCTTCCCGATGCACAGACCGGTCCCGATCAGGTACAGGCGCCGCGTGGAAAAGCTCCTGGCGGGCAGCCGCCGGCCTCCGGCCAAGGGGACCTATTCACCGCGGCCGCGTTACCGGGTTTCCAAAAAGGCCCGCAGCCCCCAATCGTCGTAAGTGCCGTGCAACGCGGCCTCATGCGTATCGGCTACGACAGGCTCGATACGCCAGAGAAGGCAGCGCAGGCTTTCTCGGCCCTTCGCAAATCCCCGCGTGAGCATTTCCAGATCATCGTGACGGATGCTCAGGATCGACCGCTCGCGGCGTGGCATCTATTCTCAGGTACGCTGACGACATCGAGCGTTTATCCGCGCGAGGTGATGACCGCGATTTACATGACCCCTGGGGCGGGCAAAGTCTGGTTTTCGCACAATCATCCGTCGGGAGTGGCCGATCCAAGCCATGCCGATCAAATGCTGACTGAGGGTTTGGTAAGAGCGGGCCTGGGGCGCGACATCGGGGTGGAACTCGCAGGCCACATCATCATCGCCGCCCGGCGGGCGCGGATGTTCAGTGCTGCAGATCCATTGGGCTATGTGTTCGACATCCCGGCTGCCTCGCGCAAGGTCGCCATTCCGATTCTTGAGAGGACGATCACGCGCCAGTCATTTGCTGACCGAGCACCCCTGAATAATCCAGATCGCGTTCGCAATTACCTGAGCGACGAGAAAAATCGCCCGCGGGAGCCGGGGCTTTTGCTTATGGACGCCCAGAACCGCCCGCTTGGGTTCTGGCCGATCTCGGTTGCCGACATGGGCGCACTCAGAACCAGCGATGTCAACACCGGCGCCGGGCGGGTGATCCAGATGGTTGGCCGGTTGAACCCCGGAGCCGCCATTGCCTACGTGCCTGGGGTAGATGACTTCACAACCCAGAGGGCGGTTGCCAACATAGGCTCGCTCTTAAACGGTATTGATGTGCGCATGATCGACGGCTTCGTGGTCGAGCCCGGGCCGCAGGGTAAGGTTACAAGCTACGCCGAGCGCGGATTTGATCTGGCGGCTCCTACGTTCTATTCGCGCGGGGACACCGGCGCAACTGGTATTTCGGTATCCGACCTCGAGACGGCAATCGGGGAAGCGCTCGACCAGCTCGACACCGGCTACACGCTGCACGCGAATATCGAAGAAGCGCGGGCGGCCACCGGCGCCCAACACCCGGCCGACGCCAAGGCGTTCTTTGACAACGGGCGGATGCACTTCGTAGCCGCCAATCTGGATAGCGCCCAGGACGCCGAAGAACAACTCTGGCATGAGACGCTCCACGCTGGCATAGCCCGCCTGTACGGGCAGCGCGGACGGGCCTATGAGCAGGCCTTGACCACCATCGCCGGGCGCAACCCGAACCTCCGAACTGAGGCTCGGCAATGGCGTGAGGACTTCGGAGAGGACGCAAGGCGCACCGCAGTCGATTCGGGCATGACAGATGACCAGGCGCGCCGCCACGTGACGCTCACGAGCTATGAGGAGGCCCTGGCGAGGCTATCCGGGCGCAATGCCAAAATCAGCGGTCTGTCGCAGTTCTTGGCGGCTGTGCAGCGGTTCCTGCGGGCGGTTGGATTGACGCGCCTGGCGGATGCCATGGAGGCAGCCACGGACGCAGAAGCGCTCAATCTCGTGCTGCGGGCGCGCGAGGCGGTGACAACAGGGCGGGGAGTGGCGGGGCCGGTATCGTCAGCCACGCTTGAGACGAAGTTCTCGCGGACTACACCTCAAGCAACAGCCCAATTCAAAGCCTTGCTCGACACTTTGGGGCGCGACGACGTAAACGCTATCCTGGGCGACTGGAACGATTCGGAGCTGTCCGAGGATGGCAGCCGTATCGTTCAATATTCTGGCCGTGACCGCGAGTTCTCAACCGGAAAAGAGGGCGGTAAACACACCATACCGAAAGCCGATTTTCTGTCGTGGCTCGCAAGCGACGCGCCGTTTGCCGAGATCAAAGACCCAGAATGGCGCGCACAGATTGAGGCTGCGCGGCGGGCGGCTTTTGGAGAACAGCGCGGCGCTTTGCGTATCGACCAAACGCAGACCCCGGAATTCAAGAATTTTTTCGGGGATTGGGAAGCGTTGCGCGCTCAGGGAAAACTCGACTCCATGATGCCGGTGTCCATACAGATTCCTGCCGGCTGGGAGCGCTTGCCCAAAACAGAACTTCGCCAGCGTGTAGCTGATGCGCTTGACGCCGCCGTGCGTGATCGTGCGGAAATAGTGCATCCAGAGTTGGGCGCCATCAAGATAGGTCGGCGCGGAGTAAACAAGACCATCAGCGCGAGCCCTGACCCGGCGAAGCTGCTGATTGCGAATGATCTGGCAAACGTCATTCCAGCAACCGTAGTAATGGCGACACAGCCTGGAAACGCTCCCAACATTTTGCAGAGGACTACCCTTGCCGCCCGCGTGCAAATAGGGCGCACGGAACTCGTTGCGCTCGCGGCGGTTAATCAGCAGGAAGATGGGCGCTGGTACTACAATACGGTGGTCGTAGAAGACCCCCAAATACAAACCCCGACCGAAGCCGGGGCAGGGACTCCTGGGCATGTGCGGGGCGCAACGGCCGAAACCGAAAGTAACCCGCTCCTAACAGAAGTCGCGAACTTTATACGCCGCTCGCTTCGCCGCGTCAATCCTGCGCTCGTTTCCAAGGTGGTCGATGCAAGCGACAAGCCGCTTGCGGTATATAACGGCACAACTGCCGTTTTTACGGCGTTCTCGCTAAACAAACTTGGTGAAAAGACAGGCGCGGCAGACGCGAGGGAAGGTTTCTTTTTCTCCGAGAATCCTGATGCTGCCGAGCAGTTCACGTGGGCGGATGGCGAGAAGTCAGGGTCGATCATGCCCGTCTATCTCGCCATTAAAAATCCGTTCGTTTCAGATCATGTGTTGAACGGTGCTACGGGTACAATTGCCGGGAAGATCATCGCGCAGGCCAAGGCGTCGGGCCATGATGGCGTGATTTTCACACAATCCGACATGCTTGGTCATAAGGGTAAAACTTACGTTGCTTTCCGCCCAGAACAAATTAAATCCGCGATCGGCAATACCGGAACCTTCAGCCCAACGAACCCCGACATACGCTACAGCCGCGGCCCTGTCGCCGCCGTCCAGCCGGCACTGAATAGCGCCCGCCAGGTCATAGACGACATCATCACGTCCGACCGGGTATTGAATCGCGTTATCTCGAAGGTCAATACGCCGTTTCACTTGGCCGAGACGCACCCGGAATTCAAGCCCGTCTATACCGAAGCGCAGAACTACACCGCCGACACCTCGCGCTACGCGAACGAGGCGGCCGACCAGGCGCCCAATCTTCTGGTCAGGATTGAATCCTTTGGCGACTTCAATCGCACGCTTCCAACCGACGCTGATCTGTCAGCAATCGAGCGGGCGCTGCATATCGGGACCCTGTGGGGGGGCCCATCCCCATTGCAGGGGAGGCTCTGGCGCGACGCCGAACTCAAAGCCGGGCGGATCAAGGAGGGCGGGCTGCCAGTCTTCACGCCCTTGAACGACGCCCAGATCAAGCTCTACCGGCAGCACTTGGCCGCGGTTTCCACCGGGCTCGAAGAACACTCGAAGTCGCTCATCTGGAAGATCGCCGATACAGCCGGGCTCGAAGTGGACCACGAGATGCCGATCGCGGATGTAGCGCAAAACGCCCGCGATGCGGCCGATGGCGCAATTGAGACGTTAAATGCGCGACTTCAATACCTCTCGGACCAGGACCGGATTGACGGGCATGTGCAGGGCATGGACGCGGCCCGCGCCTCTGAATACCGCAGGAAGCAGGAAGACGAAGCGGCTCGCGTGGCGGACAAGATCGACGGGCTGGAGAAGCTCAAAGCCTCGGTTTCAGACATTGAGCAAAAGACCGCCGATCTGATTGCCCACGGCTACACCCCGCTCATGCGCTTTGGCGCCTATGCGGTCAACGTGGTGAGCTTTGATGAAAATGGGGCCGAGACCGAGGAATTCTTCGGGCGCTACGACACCCAGCAGGAGGCGAATCGCGCCAAGCGCGATCTCGCTCGTGAATTCAAAGATCAGAATGTGCGGATCACCAGCAGCGTTTTGCCACAGGAAGCACACAAGCTATTCCAGGGCTTGAATCTGGATGCGCTGTCGATCTTCGCAGAGTACATGACGGACGATGAAGGCCGCCCGATTTCTGAGAACCCTGCGATCCAGGCATACCTGCGCCTGGCGACAACCGAGAGGAGCGCCCTGAACCGCATGATTCACCGCAAGGGCACGCCGGGCTTCTCGAAAGACGTATCCCGCGGCCTGGCGCAGTTCACAGTTTCGATGGCGCAGGCGACGTCGCGCAATTATCACTCAGCCTCGATGCTCTCGCTTGCCAACGACATCCGGGCGGGCGACCTAAAAGACTATGCCGCGCGCTATGTGCGGTATTTGCAGGACCCGCAGGAGGAAGCGCAGGCGTTGCGGGGGTTCCTGGCCCAGTACTACATCCTGGGGTCGATTGCGTTCGGTGCGGTCAATCTCACGCAACCGATTTTGATGACGGTGCCCGCTCTCTCGGCGCACACGAGCTACGCCAATGCCATGCGCGAGATCGTGCGCGCGGCCGGCAACATGGTAACGGGACGCAAGACCCTGAGCGCCGAAGAGCGCCATGCCTACAACCGGGCGGCAAAAGCGGGCAAAGTCAGCCCGCAGGAAATTCACCAGTTGCGGGCGGACACCAAGGCCACCATGTTCGGCGCATCTCCAATGTGGCAGAAGATCGACAGCCTGCTCGCGTCTCGCGGAATGAAGCTGCCGGGCAGACTGCTTATGCGCAAGCTCTCGTTTGTCTGGGGCAGTATTTATGCGCTTACCGAACAAGTGAATAGAGGAACAACTTTCCTCGCGGCGTACCGAATCGCAAAGCAAAACAAAGAGCGTGATCCGTACGGATTTGCAGTGAACATGGTCGATGCGACGCAAGGCGTGTACGCGAGATCAAATCGACCTGAAATTTCGCGCGGCCCGATTGGCGCTCCTCTTCTCGTATTCAAACAATTTTCAATCGCATATATTGAACTCGCCAAGCGGCTCTATGACACGGACAAAAAAGCTTTCGCAGTTCTGATGCTGACTCTCATAGCGCTTGCGGGCGCTGACGGCCTACCATTCGCGGAGGACGTCGAGGATTTAATCGATGTTTTGGGACAATGGATGGGTTATGCCACGAACTCGAAAAAGGAATTGCGTAAGCTCGCCACCAATCTGCTCGGCAAAGAAATGGGGGATGTGCTTCTCCACGGCATGAGTGCGATTCCAGGAATGCCGATCGACGTCTCGCAGAGAATGGGGATGCACAATTTGATTCCAGGGACAGGATTGCTGAAAACGAGCGAAGCGGATAAAACGCGAGACATTCAGGACATCTTAGGCCCGGCCGCGAGCCTTGCCAAGAACATCGGGCAGGCGGTCGAGGGTATTGCAACCGGGCACCCTGGACAGGTGAAGCTGCTGGCTCCACTTGCGATCCAGAACATCCTGAAGGGTATTGAGATGGCGCAGACGGACGTTTATACGGATCAGCGCGGACGGAAAATTCTCTCTGTTGATGCCGTTGACAGTATTTTCAAAATGATAGGTTTCCAGCCAGCAGCAGTCGCCGCCGAAACCCGCATCGTCGGCCAGAACCAGCAGGACATCGCGCTGCAGAAGATCATTGAATCCAGCATTGCAGATAATTGGGCGCACGGGCTGACTGATCCAGACCCGGATCTGGTGCGCCGCTCGCGCGAGCAACTGGCTGAGTGGAATTCTAAAAACCCAGAGCTAATTATTCGCTTGAACCAGGGACAAATCTTGCGCCGCGTGCGCGAGATCAGATCGACGCGAGAGCAGAGATTTATTCGTAGCGCACCACCGGAAATTCGCGGTAGTGTGCGTCAGGACTTCCCGCAGTAGATGTTAGAGGCGGGCGCCATTGCCGCCTACCTGGTTTTTTTCACCCTAGTCGCGTACGTCTGCGAGCGCTGGTCGCCGCTTGTTGGAATCGGCGGGCTGCTGCTGATCTTGGCTGTTGCCAAAATGTTGTGAAGGAGTTTTGTTGACCACATCAACCGATAATTCGAAGCGGGCGCTTTATTTCGGATACGCTCCTGGAGGCGGCCATTTTCTACAATGTCCAAACAAGCCGCTGTCCCTAGCGCCAGAGCGAGATGTTCCGGGCTTCCCTTGGAATATTGGTCTGCTCGATTGTGGTCTGCTGAAAAACGGCCGTCACGACGACGTTTATGACGGCCGCGTGTTCTGGACGTGTGGCGGTGATCCCCTATGGCTGGCATTTGTCTGGTGGGATCGCTCCGGTGATAAGCGCGGCGCGTCAAATTCTGGATTCTATGTCCAGGGTTTTCAACTAACTGATCGACAGGCTGCATTCGATTACGCCAGTTCTATCTTCCCGCAGGTTATTGCACGCCAAACTCACCCATTGGTGCTTGAGCCATGACCGACGTCGCCCCTATGTAGCTATATCAATTTGTCGAATTGCCTTGCTTAACGCTTCCCATGCTTCGCGCACTAGGGAGTCCGGCGGGTTGTATGAGTAGCCGATGCCATTGATAACGATACCGTCAGGGTGCGCGAAACTTTTAATCCGGGTTAATCGCATTACGGCGGTTTCAAGCATTGCCGCATAGCGTGCTTTCTCGTAGAGCAAAGCCTGGTTCTGCGCCTTCAGCCGATCTATTTCGTCCTCGAGCTCGGGTTGTCTTGTTTCCGGCGTGTCGTAGTGTTTCAGCCTGTTATTGAGTTTCTCAATCTCCGCGTCGCGCCGAGCGAATCCAGCGAGGGCTAATTCGTTGAGCTCGTTATACGTTCGTTCATAGACAAGCGCGTCACCGCCCCTAAATACAACGACTGGTTCTTGACCAAGTTCGCTCACTTGACGCGTGAATGGTAGTAGTGGCATTTTGGTACCACATAGATCAAATCCAGGATCAAGGTCTTCATCGAAACACCTCTGCATGTTCCTGTTTGGCCGCATCTCAATACCACAATGCGGGCAGTTTGGTATGTCCGACCCGTAAGCCGGGGACGTGCCGTCGGCATAAACGACCGAGGAGCTTCTTGCCACATCGTCTACGGGGTTGCCTACATACCAGCCAACGATCTTGCCACAAGGTGTGTGCCGTATCGGAGTAGCCATCTTGTTCGCTTCAGAGATAGCTCCACGAGCCATCAGGCATTGCCATTCGGTTCGCAGGCCAGCGGATAGCAACATTCATCACTGTGATCTCCATCCATACGCTGCCGTCTGCCATTTCAACAGGGATCCCTAGTGAATGGTCTCCGGCGATGGTGATCCATCGCTCCTCTTGACGCAGGGCAGACAAAAAGCGCTCTCCTTCTTCAGGCGAGCCCAGAAGAATCACCGCAGGAGGCTTCAAGTTCGCTGCTGAAAATGCGAACCGCGTTTTTGCTATCGCATCAAGTATGTCCACTGTTAAACTCCCCCGCCTGCGGCAACGGCCGACCTGACGCTGCTTCGGCATGCCTAATCAGTGACTGCGCGATGTCAATTGCTTGCTTAGGCGTGAATGCCACCCATTTCGTAGGGTGCGGGAACGCAATCCCAACGCTACCTTTTTCATGCCCAATTACCACCGAAACCATGCCCTCGTCTGCGGCGTTTAACCTGCCATCAGGAAACTCGCCTTGCATTCTTAGTTGAGCCTTACGGGCGGCTTCAAGCAGCATTTTTCGTTTCGGCGAGGCGTCGCGTTCGTCTTTCGGTTCTTCTCTTCCGTGATGGCTCATGGCTTGGCTCCATAACATTTGCGTTCGTGTTCGTTGCGGCACTTTGCTTTTGTGCAGACATAAACTGTAGCATTGAAATTGATCTGGCAGTCACTGCAAGCCCATAGCGTAGATTCTTGGCAAACGTGACAAATTTTCTTTGCGTCGCAGACAGTGCAACAGCGGTTGCCTTTAGCGTATTGATCACGTCTTGTCATGGCTTTAGCAGATCAAGAATCGCGCGTTGTGCTGCATCCCACATTTCAAATTCGTTCACGCGAACGCCGTGTGCTTTCTGCTTCATCGCCTCGCACACCGCGGCGCATTCCCTGATCGTCTCGGCGCGCGATTGCGTGTCCACGTTGCGTCTTAACGAGGCAACGATTGCCGACAGGCTTTCAATAGTGGCTTCTTGGCATGCAAGCCGACCCGCTGCCGCTCTCAAATCACAGGGTTCGGTATCGGGCCAGGTGTATTTCGAAATGATAAGCAGCCGATCAATGAGCTGCTGCGTTTCTACTTTCATTAGCAACTCTCCATGCGGCCATTTCGGACAAATCCGTGCCACGAACCAACGCGATGAACTGATGGCGATAACGTTGGCTTGTCCTCGTTTCCATCCCACTCCCAAGACGGTCCATCGGTCGTGTGTGGGCGCAGATTGATGGCCGATACGGCCCCATCAGGAAGTTTCAACCACATGACCTTTCCTGCCTCTGTCTCAGTGATGTAGAAGCTGCCGGGCGGGCCATCAAGCACCGCGTCATCGTCGCAACAGCGGACCGTGTCACATGATTCAGTGTTCAATCTAAACGCGTCGCTCACGGCTTCTCCTAGGTATTAATCAGCGCGCCTTCTTCTTCCCAAGCGCTTCGCGCAACAACTGCCCGCGATAGGTCGCAGGCGCCGGCTCGCCGCGCGCTTTAGGTTCGCGCTGGCGCTTGCGCAGCAGCAGGCGGTGCATCGGAATGCCGGGCTTCTTGCCCATCAGACGGGGATGGTGTCAGTCAGGGCCGTCTCGTCGAGCCACATATACTCGATTCTGGCTAACGGCTTGTCAGTTTGTTCGTCGTACCATTTACCGTCAGTACTAGCGGTCATGTAAAACACACCGCGGATAAACCACTTGCCCAAGTCGTCTTGTAGGGCGATCAAGGCTGTGGCCGGAAGGCTGGAAGGGGCCTCGGTGTGGGGCTGCCAAGGGAGGGTCATGCCGGCAGCAGTTCAAGTGCTTTCTCAGTCATCGACGCAAGCATAGCCTCGGCTTCCGGGCCTTCTTCCTTGGCGATGTTTGCGAGGAACGGCAGGCGTTTCTCGAAACAGTCGAGTATCTGCTGCCGGGTCGCGGGCTTGCCGTAGGCGAACCACAGCACTTCCGTAGGCTCGCCCAGGCGAATGAGCCAACTGTGCTCGACCTTGTAGGGCTTAAAGCTCTGGCAGATCCAGATGCATACCGCACCGGGATTGCCGTCAAGCATTTCCGGGGGACGGAGTATGCCTGCTGGCAAATTGGCAGAGCGATATTGGGCGTCCGGCAACGTCATGAATGGGCACGCCTGGGCTGCGAACTCAGCGCATTCGCGGTGAGATGGCGGCTCGCTGGTGTTTCTGTTCACCGCGCACATGGGGCCTATTGTGAAGGCGAGGTAACGGCCTAACTTCTCTCCGCATATCCAGCAAAGCCGCTCATTGACTGCTTTCACGAGCTTTTTACCATCCGCCACGCGAAAGTCACGCGAGCCGTCGGGCAGGGTTGCAACGAAGTAAGGTATCGGATATCCGCGACGGTCGAGAGGCAATTTAATAAGTCTCGTCGGCAGAGGCGGCAATCCGCCTCGAAGTACAGGGCATGTGTCCATCAGAAAAGCCGTGCCTGATCATCAAACATGAACGAGAGCTGCGCAATCTCGCGCTTCTTCTCCTCCAACCGATCCGCCACAATCGCGCGCACAAAGCTGTTGACGATGTTCGCCTTGCAGCCACAAGCTTCGGCCACGGCCTTGATCGCATCCGAATAATCCTCCTGCGCCGTGTTGATGGTGCGAAGTAGGTCCTGCAGGTGGGCAGATTCCTTGTCGGTCAACTTGCGCAGAATCGCCTCCTGGCGCTGCTTGTCCAGGCGCCCGGTTCGCGTGTGGTGAATGCGGGCGCTTCTGATGCCGGCTACTTCGGTGAGGGTGGTCATAATGTGCTCCTTGGGTTTTCGTTTATTAAAAAGTGTTTGTACTTGCGGTAGTTGGATAGGCTGCGGCAGGCATCGTGCCAAAGGACGACGCCCGCGGCTACGCTTAACAGACCCAGCGGATTTGAGTCAAAGATAGATAACAACGCCACGCCAGCATTGAGCAGGAACAAAAGGGATTCCCATACGAAATAACGCCGCGAGAACTTAGCGAACCAGATCGACTCCTCGACTCGACATCGATCGTCCAACCGGGCGATGGCTTGTTCAAATTCTTGTTCCACAGTCCTTCGGTTCCGCCTCACGCTGCCGCGCCCCGAAACACGCTTTGCGCATCGATCCAATCACGGGCGGCATCCAGCTCCGCCGCCGGCAACTGTGCCAACCGCACGATACCAAACTTCTGCTCCCACTCAATCGCGCCAATCCCAGCCCGCTGCAGCATCCCCTCCAACTGAGCGACATCCTCCGGGCCGATAAACCGGGTGCCGGCCGGATGGGCCCGGCTTGGCTGCTGGGGAGTCAATTCAGCCTTCCTCGCCTCTTTTGCCGCAATCAGCCGATCGACCGCCGCCCGGCGGACCTCCAGGTCCAACTGAAACGCCCGCGCCTCACTGGTCGCCAGCTCGAAGTCCCGCGCCAACTGCGGCAAGGTCGCACACTTCTCGAACTTGCCCACCCAGGTCGCTACACGGGCCTCCAGGCGCTCCAGCGGGCTGCCCATGTCACGGCCAGCCTCCTCCGCGGGCGACGCGGTGTAGAGCCACTGCGCAAGCGTGGAGCCATGTTTCTCGGTCATTCGGCCAATTACCCCCTCCATCGGAAACACCCCGGTGCGGTCTTTCAGGGTGGTTGCCACATTGCCCTCGGTGTCGAGGTTTAAGAGGCTCGTGAACTCATACTCGGCGCCGGCGCGCTGGATGGGCGCCATGCCTATCCGCTTCGGGCGGTGGCGCTTGTTGCCCTGCTTGTCCGTGTATTCCTCTGTCACCCAGGCGGTTTTGGAGCGCATGGAGACGATGAGATGAGCGGGCGTTGCCAGAAGGTCTTCGAGGAACCGGTTTTGCTCAGGGGTGATGTCATCGAACGCCTTCCAGGTGTTGCCGTCTTTTTTCGCGATCGTCGCGAGCTTCTCGAGAAGCCCCCCTTGGCCGGCCCACGCATGGGAGAGCTGGTCGATGCCGATCACCACATGGCCGGAAATCTCCATCGAGCGCAGAGCCTTGATGTAGCGCTCAGTGGTGTAGGGCGGGCGCAGCTCCAGCACATCGAAGGGCGGGATTCGCGTGCCATCGGGCAGCATGGCGTCGGCGTATAGCCTGGCGGATTTTTGCTCGGTGTCGATGATTCCGATCTTGCCATCCAGCGGTCCCGCGATGATCTTCATGTCGATCATCGCTTGGACGAGACCGCCGGCGATCCGCAGCATGGTCATGGTTTTGCCGCCGCCCGAGGTGCCGCACAGGGCCAGGCGCAGGCGCGAGCTTTTGCGGGTTGCTCGCTCAATCTTGAATTCGTCGTTGTCGCTCAAGGTGATTCTCCCTTTGGTTGAAGTGATTTAATTTCTGGACTTTCGAGGATTGCCTTTGAATCCTACGTCCATGTTTAGGAACGCGTACAGCGCAGTCTCAATCAAGTTCGCTAAAGACCTGTTTTCTTTGACAGCTCGCTCGGCGAGCGCGGATTTGAGATTGCGGTCAATCCACATGTGCAGCACCGTTGGTTTTGTTTTTCCCATCGGAGTTCCTTGTCCAAAAGTGATAGCATTGTGAAATAATGCGCGTGCGGCGCTCGCGCGTCAAGATTGATCGAACAGCGCCTCCTGCTTGGCGGTCTTTACGCGCTGCTTGCCGGCCGCATAGACGGAGAGCACGCGATCGGCGATTACGGACAGACCGTGCTTTTCCTCACCGTTTTTGGTCCAGGACGAGAGCTTGGCGCGCTCGGCAATGGCGCAGGCGTCGCCTTTTTTCAGGAGCAGCAGCGCTGCGGCTGTGTCTTCTGCGAAGGCGATTACGCTGACCAGCATGGGTTCCGTGTTCTCAGCCGGAACCTTGACCGAAGCGGTCGTGTAGGGTTTGCCGGCGACGCTCATGCGCGAAACCGGGTCGGCTATCAGGGTGCCTGTGGCGAGGACGGAGAGCATTCGAGGGATTCCTTGAATCGGGCGATGATTTCGATCAGCTCGGGTGCTGATTGCAATTCGCGCCCTACATTAACCGCTGGGTAGTAGTGGTTGTTGCAACAACCGAAAACGTGTTTGAGACTGCCGTTTGCACCGAGGGTCAAAACATTGATGGTGACCGATTCTTCGCAGCGCACACCGGTTGATGGATCGATGAAAATGCAACGGTGATCAAGAATCGGTTTACTCTCCTCTGAGGCGATTACGAACGACTGCTCGAACGGGCGGCCATCGCCATAGAAAGTCACGCCCTGCAACACATATTCCGTGCCGATTTTGCCATTGGCACGGCACCACTCGGCATATCGCAACGTGCCGGCCAGCATGGCCTTGGGGTCGCAACCTTCGGCCACCCGCGCGCTCCACGCCTCCCGCGCTTCGAGCACAGGATTGTTGCCATCTCGGCGCGGGTACGACCGCCAGGCGTCAGCGAAAAGCGGTGGATCAGCGCCAGATGCTTTCTCGCCAGGCAGGCGCAACTGCGCCCAATCCTCCCGCACGGCGCCCATGAACCCCTCGTCCCAATCGGCGTAGACGTAGCCCTTGGCGCGGGCCTTGCTGACGAAATGCTCGAGATGCCGGTCGAGGTCTGTAAAGCCCTTGCCGGACGCCCAGGCCGTTACCCGCTCCGAGATCTTGAAGTCTTCTGGAAGCGGGGTTTTTGCTGATCGCCGGGCTTTGGCTTTTTTCTCCGGTTTTGCGTCAACGGGGGGGTCCTCGCGCGCAGCGCGAGGGGGGGTAGGGGAATCAGGAATCAAGGAAGAGGGAATCAAGGAAGAGGGAATCAGCCCGGCTAGCACCTGCCTTTCCACGGCTGGGTCATACCTTTCCACGGCTGGGTCATACCTTTCCACGGCTGGGTCATACCTTTCCACGGCTGGCGCAGGTTTTGGAATGACGGAGGGCGCTTCTTTGGGGTGTGGATTTTGATGTTTAACGAAAGAACATATCTCTATAAACCTTGCCCCATCAGACTCATAGCGGCGGATAAACCCGAATTTATCAAGATCGACGAGCGCGTTTTCTACGTCAATAGAATCGCTTGGGAATACCTCCATCTTGATGCGCTTCGGGCGATCCTCAAGTCGGCCCTCGCGATCGGCAAGCAACCAAAGCCCGATAAATAGCAGCCGCGTCGAAAACGGTAACTCGGCCAAGTCTTCGTTCTTAAAAAAGGAGGGTTTGATATTCCGCGAACGGGCCATTATTGCGTCTCCCCGTTTGAAAGCAATGCAGCCCCTTTGACAGCCGCACCCAAGTGTGATGAGTTCCGACCGCCGGTGAAGTAAAACGCTTGGAACCAGGATGCGGCCGTCGAAGGAGCCATAATTTAATACTTCACCAGGAGATCGGCCATCACGCCGATGCGCACAATTGCGCACCAGCATCGTGCCTATGTTGCAAAACCTTGTCAACACACTGGTGTTGCGTCACGCGTGACAGCGTGACGGTCGAGCGCGTCAGCTTTGCGCGCTCGGCACCTCAATGCGCCGTTTCTTCCTCACCTCGACCACAACCGGCTTGGGCGCCGGCTTCGGCTCTGGCGCCGGCGGCTGTTTCTTCGCCTTCTGAGGCTTCGCTGCCGATTTTTCGACAGGTGGAGTAGGCGGCTTGACTTCGGGCGGAGGAGGGGGAGGGGCGTTCGGATCAAGCATAAGCACATCAAAAGTCTCAAGTATTGAGACGCTTGCCCTGGAGCAATTAACGTCGTAGAGCCGCTTTGCTTCTGTGCGGGCGGTATCAATATCCGGTTGCGGGCGCTTGCAGTTTCCGCGGCCGTTGACGTAAATATAGTATGGTGCTGGCACTCGGTCCTCCCTTTAGACGTGGAAACGTCTGAGTCTTGCCCGGGTCGGTGAGAAACCTTTAGAATCTTGCAAAGGTCTGAGGCCGACTACAGATCGACTCAGTTCGGAAGCCCCGAGAATTATCCCTCGGGGCTTTGTTTTTGTAGAATGCGCTTTTTATGAGAACGTTGCAAGCCGAGGCCTGTTGCGGGCGGCAGCTAATCCTGGCCTAACGCCTGATCACAGATCCTTCGGTGTTGATCTTCTGCCTCGGCCCACGTCGAGCAGCGTTCGGTAAACCCGTTATGCGGCCCGCCGAAAACCAGAGTCTCGAACAGCAAAGGCTTTGCTCCGCGGCCTAACATACCAAAAGACGCATGGTCGACGCCGAGAAAAGCGGTAGAGACGCGCGTGCCGTTGCGCTCTGTGTTCGCAACGCGCCGGTCGGCTTGCTCCATCCAGCGAGCCCAGACGATAAGGTCAATACATGCCACGGCGTTGCGGCCAGCGAGCACGTAGAGGCCGAGCCACTTACGTCTTTGGGGTTTCAATTGTGGAAACGACCTTGCCGGCGCCGGCAATATGATCACTTACGCTTCTGGCTAATCTGCGAGACATTCGACGGCGGCTCGGCTACTGGCTTCTGCGCTTCCTTCGCGGCCCGTGCCGCTTCGGCTTCCCGGCTTGCCTTCTCCAATTCCTTCAACAAGTGCGAGGCTGGCTCAACGCGCAGGACGTTCAGATGCGCCCGGAATTGCTTGCCGTGCTTGATCTGTGCTTTCTCGCGCTTCTTGCTGTAGTTTCTAGCGCCGGTGACGTCGATGTGGTCCATTACCGCGTCCTCGTCGTGGGTGCGGCCAAGGCCGAATAGCCATTTGCCGACTGCGTAGATGCACACCGCGGCGACACAGGAGGCCGCGAGGATCAGAACGGTGGCGGACCCTTCGCTCAAGACTTATCCTTCGCCTCCACCCGCTTGTTGAATCCATCGCACTCGACGGCCCCATTGTACAGACGAATCCGTCCACCCCGCACGACGATGGCCTTTGGCCCGAGTTCCAGCGCCAAGGCTGTGAGATCCACGCGCAGGCGAACGTCGCCCACCAAAACGCCGCCAGCGCTGCCAGGCGGCGCGCCAGGCAGGTCTATGCCGGATTTGGCGAGGACACCGACAAGTTCGATGGAGCGGGTCAATTTGCGCATGAATTTCTCGAAGTAAATCCCTAGGCGTGTTGATGTTTCTGGGTAGAGCGCGCCCTGTTGGGCTTCTTCGAGCGCCTCGCTGCTTCCTCAATCGCCTCGACACGATCCTCCCGGTGCAGCCCGGTTAGCAGCGCTGCAATTTCGTGATCTTTCCAGCCAGCGGCCTGAAGTGTCTTGACTGCCGTGCTGAGTCTGGTCTGTGCTTCCTCCCTGGACATCATCGTGGTGCGCTCCTTAAAGTTAATTCTGACAATCTTAGTCCCCCAAAGATGATAACACAATGGACTTTTGCAATGAGAGAGCCTAAGATCAGCGAATGCCAAATAAAAGACCGACCAAAGCGCAGTTTCGCGAGTGGGGCAGGCAGGGCGGACTCAAGCGGGCGCGGCGATTGACCAAGGCCGCGCGCCGGCGCATCGCGATTAAGGCGGTGCGGGCGCGGGAGGCGTTGAAAGTGAGGAGGGGATAGATTGAGCACGCTGCCAACATCCCGGCAAAAAGCCGAATTTCTGCGCCAGCTCGCCCTTGAGCGCGCCGGCCATGCGTGTGAGGGCAGCCCGGCGTTTCCCCATTGCCGCGCACGGGCCGATCGCGCGCACCCGGAAACCGACAAGCCGGTGACGCTGCTCGTTATCAACTTCGAGCCCGGCGTCGAGACCCTGGGCAACAAGCGCGTGATGTGCAACCGGTGTGTATTGGCCTACGATTTCCCGCTGCATTGCACTCAAGGGTGGAGACAGCGCAGGAAGGCGATGCTGAATCTTGAGTTGTTTCCGATCGAATAAAAGGAGGAAAACGTGGGGCCAAATTGCATCATTTATGATTGTGAAATTATTAACGCGATTCCGAACCGCGACGGCTCCAAGCTGAAAGGCATCGCGTACTGCGCTGGCTGGCGGGACTTCGAGAACATGGGCGTGAGCGTGACGGGCGTTTACGATTACGTCGAGGACCGGTACCGGGTATTTTGCGATGACAACAAAGCTGAACTCGCGGAACTGATTCACGGCCGCAAAGCGCTGTGCGTTGGATTCAACAACATACCATTCGATAATAGGCTACTGTTTGCCGCCGGCTGGCCTTGTCCTAATGATGAGATGTCGTACGATTTACTTCGGGAGATATGGATTGCCGCAGGATTGCCCCCGACGTTTGACCACAAAACGCATGGCGGGTTTGGGCTGGACGCGGTTTGCGAGAAGAACTTCGGAACTAAAAAAACAGGCAGCGGAGCGCTCGCGCCGGTTTTGTGGCAGCACGGCCAGAAGGGCCAGGTCATTGATTATTGCTTGAACGACATTCGACTGACCAAACAGCTATTCGATGATGTTCTGCAGGAGAAAAACATCATCAATCCTAAAAGCGGACTGCCGTTACGATTGAGGAAGCCGTGAGCATACCCGCCCAGATGCGAGACCCCGCGGCCGATCACCGCGACGCGGAGAACTGGCGCTATCTCAAATCGCACACCCCCTCTGCGGGCGCGCTGATCAAGTTCATCGGCGGCGAGAGTTTCCAAATCGACTTCCTGTGGAGTAGGGTTCTATCGGCGGTCGAGGAGCGCGACTACTTGCTGGCGCGCATGCGGATGCTCGCGTCGTTGCCCGACAGCCCAAATAATGCGGCCGATTCCAAGCGGCTGGTGGTTGAGGCTATCTGGAGGATCGAAGAAACGCGCCAGGCCGCAATCAATGCTGCAGCACCCGCAGGACCCGCGTCCGTGCAGGCGCCCCAATCGCCGAAAGCTCTCGACGGCGAGTCTGCGCTGGGCGCGGGCCAGGAGGGCAAATGAAAGACCTTTTGATCGAAGCGAGGCAGGAAATTCTCGATCTACGCCGCCACAATGAGATTTTGAGCGCCCAAATGAGTGTAGTTGAGATATTCGCCGCTGCTCTGGGGATAAAACGCGGCCAAGGCGAAGCGGCTCCAGACATTGCTTGGGCGCTGCAGAAGAAAATCGACGAGCTGATTAAAGCCCAGGAGAAGCCTTGAGCCAAGCTGACGACGTAAAAAAATTAGTTGATAGCTTAACTAAAAAGGCGGCGGACGAAGGCCGTCTAATAGAGCTTGGATGGCTCTCCTTTAGATTGGCTGTCTTGCCTCCAGAATGCTCTGATATTCAGGTCAAGGAATGTCGGCGTGCGTTCATGGCGGGCGCGCAGCATTTGTTCGGCTCAATCATGACGATCCTTGAACCCGGAACAGAAGCAACTGACCACGACGTAGCGACGCTAACCATGATTAACCAGGAGTTAGCCCTATTTGTTAAGGAAGTAAAGGCGGGTCGATTATGAGTCTTGAAGGCCAGGCTCGGCGGTCCGAACACCTGCCGGCTGTCTTCACCGGCGCAGTCGCGCCTGGCGCGGACCAAACGGAGAACCGCACGCGGCTGATCGAGAAGGCGGTCAAACGCAAGCGGGAAATGAGGCGGAAATGACCGACCCCCTCGACCAGATCGCCAGCGAACTGCGCGCACAGCTTGCTGTTACCAAGTGGGGAAACGAACAGAGCGCGATACTGTATGCCCTCAACCGTGCGCGGGCGCTGCCAGCCGAGCCGCAGGAGCCGACTGAGGAAATGATCTCTGCTATCGCTGATAAATATAGATACCCTGCCATTCCAGGATTTATGCACACTGCAAAGCGCGCATTCATTGATGCAATTCACGAGGCTTTGTCAATGCGTGTGTTGAAGAGGCCAGCCGCAGAGCAGCCAGAACTTAGGGTTGCGCCTTCCGACGAGGACGCTTCGGCTGCTCCCGCTGCGACTGCTACGAAGTATCGCAAGAAACCGGTAATAGTTGCGGCAACACAGTGGTTCAAGATAGGAGATCACACTGCGGTTGTGGAGGTTCCTGACAGGATTAGAGAAACATGGGAGAGTAGAACCACGGATTTATTCTCTGATAAGTTGGGATGGATTGGAACCTTAGAAGCAGGGCACGTAGTTACGCCTGGAGATTTCATTATTACTGGTGTACAGGGCGAAATGTATCCCTGTAAGCCAGATATTTTCGCACTAACGTATGAACCTGCTGCGGCTCCGGGCGATACACCCCGCCACCGTCCCACGGCTGAGATAGACCATGAGACAGGTGAATCGTGATTGACCTAACAGATTTGATGCAGTTCGGAAATAAATATGGCCCTCTTGTAACTCCGCAAGAGTTTATTGAGCGAAGTATCGTCCGTGTGCCGTGGAGTGGGTGTTGGTTGTGGGAACGCGCACAGCAGAAACGTGGCTACGGAGTGGTCTGTATTAGAGGAAAGATTGAACTGGCCCATCGTTTTTCTTACATCGTTTATAAAGGGCCGATCAACGAGAATTTGAAGATACTACACCGTTGCGATGTGCCGCTTTGCGTAAATCCAGATCATCTATTCGCTGGAACAGATAGAGATAATCTGGTGGATGCGTATTTAAAAGGCCGTAAGGGAAAGTTATCAACATCAGATATAAAGCAGATCAAGTTATTTCGGAAAAATGGACATTCTTTAAGAGCCTTGGCAAGACTCTTTGGAGTTACTTTTAAGGCAATTTCATATTGGGATAACCATGACAGAGAAGCCCGCTACGCCGCCGGCGAACTCCAGCTCGCGCATAAATTCAAGGAAGCTGACAAGGTGAGGAAGATGGCGAGAGGGGAGGAGTGATGAATTTCTCATGCGACCGTGGCCAAACTGGTAAAGGCAGCGGACTTAAAATCCGAGAGCGGCTTAAAGGTGCCGTATGCAGGTTCGAGTCCTGCCGGTCGCACCATTTACAGGAGGGGTGATGTTGGTGTCTAAATTCAACCGGCAACTAACAACGTTCGTTGAGGAAAGCAATCGGATTGAAGGCATTTTAGACACGTCGTCTAACGATATTACCGCGCATTGGAAACTGCTTCAACTGCCCGCATTAACGATTGCCGACATTGAGGAATTCGTGAAGTGGGTGCAGCCGGGCGCTGAGCTGCGTGGCCGGATGGGACTCGACGTGCGGGTAGGCAACTACCGCCCGCCGCCGGGCAGCTTTGCAATCCGTAAAGCTCTGGACACGATGTTGGATGATATAGGCTCGTTCACGCCGTATCAATTCCACCTAGAGTACGAAACTCTACACCCATTCACGGATGGCAACGGGCGCTCGGGCCGTGCCATTTGGCTATGGATGATGAAGGGGGACGCGCCGCTGGGGTTTATGCACACTTGGTATTATCAGTCATTAGACGGTTACAGAAAATGAAATACGCAGAATCAAAACAATGTCCGGTGTGTGGAATCAAATTTAAGCCCGCTATCAAAAGGGGAAAAGCACAAGTATGTTGTTCCAGACTTTGTGACGGAAACACGCGCATTTGGGGCGTCGCTGGTGGTGTTGTTTCAAAGGGTGAAGACATTGGCGAAGGGAGAAGAATGAAATCAGGATGTGAAACCACCAAGTTAGTTCTCTCTCATGTGTGGAAAGCGGGATTGCTTGTCAGGCACCCGGACTGGATCACTTGCGTTACGTGCGGGATCATCAAACGTGCTGACGGAAAGAATGGCCCATGCCGAGGAGCCGTGAAAGTGGTGATGCGAAAAGCGAAGGAGCGCCATGAGTGACGACACGCCGAGAACATACGCAGCTACAGGAGATGTAATGGATGGTGCTGTTGTTGTATCAGCGGAATTTGCCCGACAGCTTGAGCGCGAACTCTCGCAGGTAAAAACGCGACTCGCTCAGGAGACGAATTTCAAATACAACGCTAACAGGCGGGCGGACTATGCCGAGGCTGAACTGGCGAAACTCAAGCGCGGCGAATTCATCTGCAAACGGTGCGGGCTTCGCAAGGACGCGGAATTTGAGAGGGGTAATTTCTAGTGAGTGACACGGATATTTCACGCTGCCCTGCCTGCGGCCAGCAGATGCGCGGAATAGATTGGGCTTATAAGGTGCTGGCTGAGAACGAGCGTTTGCGCGCGCGGCTGGCTGAAATCCTCGAAGTGTGGGCGGGCGCAATGCGTGATAGTGATTTGCGCAGAGATAGGTTAGCTGCCAATCTGATGTATGACCTCGCGGTCGAGGCGCTGAAATGAGTTATGAGGATAAGGACATAAGGGCCGTTGAGGCTCTGGAGAAGATCAAGGCAATACTGCGCGAACACGATCTGTGGGCAGCCTTCGTCGTAGTGAGCGTCGAGCGTGTTCACTGGCTGTATCACTTCGAGCCGTCATGGTCTTGTCTGCACCTTAATCCAGAGACAGGCGAGGCGCGTATTAGGGCCATGCGGGCCGATTTCGCAACGCCCGAGCAGCAGCATCGCGTTGTTGAGCTTACGACAGGGGCGATAGCGGCTACACGCGACTTCGGCGCACAGCAGTTCAAGGACGCCGAGAAGCTCTACGAAGTGTTGGCGAAGCAGTTTGAAATCGAACACGAATATTCAGATCCTCAGTTCGCAAAGAAGAAATCGCATGCCGATTAAACCCAAGCAGCGCCGCCCCAAACTTGGCAATCTCAATCGCCTGATGGATCGGGTATTCGCGCTATACGGACTATCCGAGTCCGAGCAAAAGGCTGCGCGCACGGCGGCGTGGGCGGACTACACGCGGGCGCGCAGGTGCTATCAGGCTATCGTGAATTCCTTGAGGATGCCATCGTGAGCGCCATGCTGAGGTTGAAAGACGACGACGCGCTCGCACTATTTCTGCGCTCGCGTCATGTGAAGGTGCATGAGACCGCGAGGCTCGTGCAACCGATGGGGCCGCGGGATGCGGGCGGCACACCGGTCAGGGTAGAAAAACCCGTGAAGCTGCCTCCGCGCAGCGAGATAGAAGCGCTGATGTCGCAGCAGATATTGCTCGCGAACCTGCCAAGACCGATTGAGTGGCCGCAGCGCCATCGGCCGTTCTATCCGCAGCGAAAGTATGAGGTCGATTTCTGCTGGCCGGATCGAAAGCTGGTGTTGGAGATCGACGGCCACGTTCATCGCATCAAGAGAAGCTTCAAAGACTCGTTCGAGCGCTCCTGGTGGTTCCTGCGCGCCGGCTGGGTAGTGCTGCACGTTGGGGGCGAGCAGGTGAGGAGCGGGGAGGGGTGCGAGTGGTTGAGGGAACTGCTGATAAAATGTCCGCCCAAGGAGGCATAGCGATGATGATTCTGATTCACAGCACTGATCGCGTCGTGACGTTCAAGAACAAGGCGGGCGCGGAGATATCGGGGCGGATATGGGAAGGTGAAACCGACAGCGGAATCTCAGTGGTGTGCGTGATTGCCAGGATCGCCGTGCCGAATGAGCAGGACCAGACGCAATTCAGGAAAGAACTGGAGGAACACGAGGCGCCGACCGATCTTGCCGTAAAGGCGTTCCCCATCAGGATGATAATTTGACGGACGAGGGCAAGATAGAGTAGCTTTCGCACCATACCCTGTAAACAGTCTCGTTTATTACCCCCAGCGGGCAATCGGGTTTTCGCCACCCGATTTTGATCCCGCTGGGGGCCAGCGAAAGGACGCTCCATTGAGATTTGTCCATCGTCTGCGACCTGGCCCGGCTCAAGCCGGGCTTTTTTTCCGTGCCCGCAGTCAGGATCATTGAGGTAGTCGACGAGATTCAGGGAGGAATCCCGCCGGAGCACCAAGGCATTCACCAAAAACTCCAATCCTGGGGTCGGTGGTGCCATAAGCACAGGCACGCCGCGCACTGCTATTCGCTGGAAGGCGCCTACCGCGCCCCCCGCGGCGCCGAGATAGAGTGGGAAACAGCAATCCCGCCACCTTCGCCTCAACCGCGCCCAGATGATCTGGAAGGCCTGGCCGTCGAGCTAATCTGGCGGTTGATCCCCGATAGCCTGGGACATCGAACAGCCCTGAAACTCGTCTACGTTTGGGGATGCGATACCAAGTCCTGCTGCCGGCAATTGCACATCAAATATCACCTATGGCCGAAGCTTATATACCGCGCCCGCCAGATGGCTTTGAACCTTTTGTTGACGAATCAGCAGCCTAAGCAGATACTTCCGCTCACAATTCGGGAAAGTCTGCTACCACGAGATCGACTGCCGGGGGAGCAGTGCGTGCCCTGAAGAAAGACGAGAACGAGCGCGCCGTGGGAAAGTAGCAATCCGCCTGGCTCATAACCAGGAGATCGTCTGTGCAATTCAGACCGGCGCAACCCCTCTAAAAACCCGCAGGAGGCTCAATGCCGACCCTTCAATACTACGAACGCTCGACAGGGGTACGCGTACACGCCACCGCCAACCTCGTAGGCAATGACATCACCTTGGGCGAGAACTGCCGCATTGATGGCAACGTCACGATTACCGGTAAAGTCGCAATCGGGCGCAATTGTCATATCGGAACGGGGGTGAGTATTTTGGGCGGGCATGGCGTGACGATTGGAGACCATTGCGGCATAAGTCCTGGGGTTAAGATTTTCACCGGCACGATTGATCCTGATTGCGGGCTGCTTCTGCTACATGCCGAAAGTGAACTCGAATCCGAGGGAAGGGTGGGACCAGTGCAGATCGGAAATTACGTCACCATCGGCGCGAACTCGGTGGTGCTGCCAGGCGTGACAATAGAGGACCAGGTAATTGTCGGCGCTCTCTCACTCGTGAGGGGTGGTCACATTGGGGCCGGGTATATTTACGGCGGCAATCCGCTGCGGACCTTGGGCTTGAGGACGCCGTTGAAGTATCAGCAGACCGCGTAAGCAATGCCGGAGACGCTGAAACAGGTGATGGGCGTCATTATGGCAAGCCCTAACGGGCGAGATGACTGGTTGCCGGTCAGGTACGAGGACGTGCCAGATTTTGTGAAACACCCGGACTGCATGGCACGCCTGGTCGAGGGGGATATGGTGATGGGCCCCAAGCTGGGACCCAAAGGCTCGGCATGGTTCCGGCTTGAAACCATCAGGGGCGAGCAGGACCCCGTACATTGATTCGTTTATTGGTGCCCTTGATTCCGCCCATCGAGGCGGCAATCCCCTACTACCGGAAGTCCGAAGAAGCGCGCCATTACAGTAATTTCGGCCCCTGCGTACTCGAACTTGAGCGCCGCCTATCCGAGCACTTCGCCGGCGCCTACATCACCACGACGTCGAGCTGCACGAGCGGGCTGGAAATCGTCTACACGCTGGCCCATATCTCGGGCTACGAGAAGATTGAGCTGCCGGCCCTGACATACCCAGCCACCTGGATGGCAGCCACACGCTCCGGGCTTGAGATATTGCCGATCGACGTCGATCCTGACACCTGGATTGCGCCGGGAGTAGCCGGGTTCGGGTTGCCGAGCTACGCGCCGATTGTGGACGCGGCCGGCGCGTTCGGTGAGCAGCGGGTGCCGATCATCACGGAGGGGATGACGGCGGTATTCAGCGCGCACTGTACCAAGCCATTGGGCGTTGGTGAGGCGGGCTGGATTGTTACGTGGGACCAGGGGGCGTCAGAAGAATACCGCGCGATGTCGCAGTTTGGCATCAACGGGCAGACCGGGTTCGGGCTTAATGCCAAGATGAGCGAGCTGCACGCTGCGATGGCGCTCGCGGCCCTGGACGCCTGGCCTGGGACGCGGGCGCGCTACCTGCAGCTCTTCGACTGGTACGACAAATACCTGCCGGCGGGCGTGACCCCGCAGAAGCGCCCGCGAGGGGTTTACCCGATTCTGGCGGTAAAGCTGCCACAGATGCCTGGCGGCGCGCTGGCGGCGGTCGCGGCAATGCGGGAGCGCGGCGTCGAGTGCCGGCAGTGGTATGTGCCAACATGCGACCGGCTGCCGCTATTCATCCCCAAACAACCCAAGGAAGGGGCGCTGGGAGGGCACAGGCGGGCGCAGGCGAAGCTGCCGCACCTGCCGGTCACTGAGGTCCTGGCGGAGAGCCTAATCGGCCTCCCCTGGCATTTGTGGCTTTCTGAGTCTGACGTGAAGCAGGTATGCGAGGCGCTTGGCGCCGTGATCGAAGTTCGTTAAAGGGCCGCGGCGGAAGATCGCCCTCGCTCGGAAAGAAATCCCATGAAGAAACGCCGCAAGCCCGCCAAAGGCGGATCAGCACGCGCTGTGAAGGCACGCGAGAATGCTTTCGCGCACGCATATCTGGCTAATGGGAGAAATGGGACACAGGCTGCGATATCAGCCGGGTACAGCAAAAAGGGCGCCGATGTGACCGCAGTTCGGCTACTAAGGCGTGCTAGGGTTATGGCGATAGTTGACGCCGCCGCCGACAAAGCGGCCGAAGAATCGGGCCTGACGGTGGAGCGCACGCTGCGCGAAGTGGCAAGGATCGCGTATTCGAGCCCGAAGCGGTTTTACCGGAACCAGGTGCTACTGCCGATCGACCAGATGGACGACGAGGACGCCGCCTGCGTTGCCTCCTTCGAGGTAGATGACGACAAGGAAGGCAATCTCACGAAGAAAATCAAGATTTGGGACAAGCCGGCGGCGTTGGGGCTGGCAGCTCGAATCCTGGGCATGTTCGAGAAGGACAATCGCCAGCAGCCGGCTGCGGTCGCGCTGCACCCGATTGGCAAGGTCACTTACCGCTTTAAGCCCTACCGCGGGCGGGAGCGCGCAACGTCGCAGAGCCGCTGATGCCGGCGCCGAAGCAGGACCTTTACGCTGCCAGAGCGCGCTACGTGGCCGATCTGCTCGCGCATCTGAACCGCTGCACCATGAAGCAAGCGCTGGCCGAGTATGACCGACTGCCGCACGAATCGGCCTGTGATGATTGGGTGATCGCGGAACTCGGGCGCTCGGATTTGTTCTTCCTGATGCACCAGTTGTTGTGGCGCCCTGACATCGGGCATCCGTGGTTATATGCGCGGTGCCGGGAGCTTGAAGCTGACCCGTATGAGCATCTGGACCTATGGGCAAGATCGCATTATAAAAGCTCGTTGCTGACCTTCGCCTGCGGCATCCAGGACGTGCTGCGCGACCCCGAGCTTTGCACCGGCATCTTCTCGCACACCCGGCCCAAGGCAAAAGACTTCCTGCGCCAGATCAAGCAGGAGTTGGAGAACAACGAGGATCTGCAGGACCTCTACGCTGACGTGCTCTGGAAGGAGCCGAGGAAGACGGCGCCGATATGGAGTGAGGACCACGGCTTAGTCGTCAAGCGCAAGCAGAATCCGGCCGAGGCGAGCTTTGAGGCGTGGGGCTTGATCGACTCCATGCCCACGGGCAAGCACTTCGGCAAACTGGTTTACGACGACATCGTAACCGAGCAGTCGGTAACGTCGCCGGAAATAATGAAGAAAACCACCGATCAGTTGGCGTTGTCGTTCAATCTTGGGCGCGAAGGCGCTGTTCGGCAGTTCATCGGCACGCGCTACCACATGAACGACAGCTACCGCACTCTGATCGACCGCAAGACGGTTAAGGTGCGGCTGCATCCATGCACAGCCAACGGCAAGCTGGAGAAGGGTGTGGACGGCGTGCTGATGGATTTCGAGACGCTCGCCAAGATGCGGCGCGACATGGGGCAATATATTTTCGAAGCGCAGATGATGCTAAATCCGCGCGGCGACGAAACCCAGGGCTTCAAACGCGAATGGCTTCGCCACTACAAAAACGCGCAGTCGGGCCGCGGGATGAACGTCTACATCCTGGTGGACCCGGCGAACTCGAAGCGAAAGAAGTCGGACTACACCGCGATCATGGTGGTTGGCCTGGGACCGGATTCGAACTACTACATCCTGGACATGGTTCGGGACCGGTTGAATCTCACGCAGCGCACTCAACGCCTGATGGAGCTGCATCGCAAGTGGCAGCCGCAGGATGACGGGGTTCGGTACGAGGAATACGGAATGCAGGCCGACATCCAGCACATCGAATCAGTGCAGGAGTCGGCCAACTACCGCTTCAAGATCACCCCCGTTGGGGGCGGTATGCACAAAGCCGATCGGATCAATCGCTTAATCCCGCTCTACGAGCAGGGGAAGGTCTGGATGATGGTCTCGCTCCACGTAACCAACGTGGAGGGCGAGGTGCGCGATCTCGTTCACGACTTCATCGAGGACGAGTACATGGCCTGGCCGGTGCCGGTTCACGAAGATTTGTTGGACGCATTTGCCCAAATTACAGATTCGGAGCTGCCCTTGAGATGGCCGGCGAAGAAGAAAGACTTCGGGAACATCATGCCCGCTTACGTTAGTCTCGATCCTGGCGTCGGGATGTAGTCACAACGCACTTAGGAGAAATCATGGCAGACGCCGTAACCACCCAGACAATCTTCATTGACATCCTCCCCGCCTTAAAGGACGGGGATTCCTACAGCTAGACGCGAATGTCCTCGCGCGAAAATGAGCTTGGCTGAATTGACATCACGATCATGAGAGACGCCGCATTCAGTGCAAGTCCAATTTCTTATTCGCAAGTCTGCGATACCTTTAGGGCCACCGAGCGAACCGCACTCGGAGCAGACTTGGGTCGTGAAGCGTTCGTTGACTTCCTCGAACCATACGCGGTGCGCGATCGCTTTATAGGCGAGCATGATTCTGAATGCACTCCACCCCGCATCCAAGACCGATTTCGCCATCTTGGTTTTTGCGAGGTCGGAGGCATTCACGTTGCCAACGAAGATTACCGCGTTCTCGCGAACGAGGCGGGTGGAAAGTTTATGCAAATGGTCTTTCCTGCGGTACTTGATTTTGGCGTGTATCGCTTTGATACGCCGCTTCTTGTGGGCGCGCTGCGCGATAGCCAGCTTGGGTTGAAGATCGCGGTAGAACCGCTGGGCTTCAATCTTCTCCCCATTACTGAACGTGGCGAAGTCCTTGATGCCGAGGTCTATGCCGATGGAACCGGTACCTTCGGATGCAGCGGGTTGATCGACTTCGCAATTTAAGTTCACGAACCAGTGGCCTTGCGCATTTTGAGCAAAGTTGCCAGCTTTGATCTTGCCTTCGATGGGTCGCGACAGCCAGAAGCGGAAGGTGTGACCGTAGTAATTGACAGAATCGTCAGTGATCTTGACACCGGGCGCCTTGAACGGAATCCAACCAAGTGATTTCTTTCCACGCCAGCGCAAACGCCGCTTCCTGAATTGCTGGCGGCGGGTAGCGTATTCCTCGCAGACAGCCTGAATGCTCTGGGCGTTGATGCCGAGTTCTTTGGAGCAACCAGCGGTGAGTTTAATCAGATCGAAACCGGAAGGCCAACGCTTTGCCCACCGCAGCGCATGATGCTGTGTTTCGTTACAGAAGTTCCAGACCATGTTGACGGCGCGCGCCATCTCTCCAAGCGCATCGGCACAGTTGGAGTCTTTAACCCGGAAGGAAAAGGTGCGAATCATGTTTAACCATTCCGCGAAATCGCGAGCAAGAACGGTGAAGTGTCAGAATCGTAGCACAGCTTCGCTGTGCGCGCTGAAAAGGAAACAATAATGGCAGACTCGGTAACTTCTCAGACCATTTTCAACACCCCTCAGCGGACCAAGGTGCATTGGACGAACATCTCGGACGGCACCGGCGAGGCGGCGGTTACCAAGCTGAATATCACAACACTCCTCGCCAACGACAACCTGCAGCCGAATTCCTTGGACATCGAGGAAGTTGATTGGTCAATCCAGGGCTTTGCGTCAGTGCGTATCCTGTGGGACCACACGATCCCGGACGTAGCACTCGTGCTGGCCGCTGGCAGTGGGTATCGGGACTTTCGGAACAATTCCGATCCCCTGGACGATGATGGCATTCGGGCGCTGAACGACCCTCGAAGTGCGGGCGGCACCGGTAGCATCCTTGTGACAACCAATGGGGCGCTGGCTGGGGCGACATACGACATCTCGGTGACATTCAGGAAGCGGCCCGGCTGATGGACGTTATTTCGCCTTCCAGGCGGCGCTTGATGTTCGGACAAAGTGGTTATGCGCCCTTGCGCCTGACGTTCAATTTGCGCCTGAGTGATCTGGGGGGAACCTCTGGGGTTGATCTTGCGGCACAAGGTTTAGGGCTGGTCACACCAACATTCACACGTAATTCGGTGGCCTGGTTTAAGACCGCCGGTGGCGTCTGGGCCAAAGTTGCTTCCAATGTACCGCGCTCTCACTACCTAAGCAGCCCAAGCGAGAACACTTCAGCCGCCGGCTCGATCTACGCAGGATACTGGCAGGAGGGTGCAGGCATAAATTTAGTGACGCCAGCCGCAGCAATTCGAGACATGACCAACGCCGCTTGGGTGAAGACAGGGTTGACTGCGGTAAAGAACGCACAAGGCATTGATGGGCTGGCTTTGAGCGCATCTACACTGACAGCCTCGGCGCCGGCAGCAACGGTATTGCAAATCCTGACCGCTGCGGCCTCGTCGCGCATCTATTCCGTATTCCTGCGCCGCAAAACCGGTTCCGGCGCGATTCTGATTCAACAGGGCGCCACAACTCTTGATGTAACGGCACAACTCAATACGCTCACCTACACGCGGGTTTTCCTACTGGCGAGCGTTCTCAATTCGGCATTCGGGATACGGATTGCAACCACTGGCGACGCCGTAGAGGCTGATTTCAATCAGTTCGAACCTCCAAACGCCACAAAATTGATTGGCCCTAGTAGCCCGATAGAAACGCAAGCTCCGCGCGAGGCCGACGCTTTATCATTCACGATCGCTGGCAATGCTGATTTCGCGCAAGGCTCGGTATATGCCGAGATCGCTTCGATTGGGTGGAACTCAGGATTAGGGAGCATCGTTTCATTAGGAGACGGCGGCATCCAGACAAATATAAGTCCAAACAGTCTACAGATTGCGGACAGAGTCAATTTTAATAGCGTAGCGTTTACTCCGTCATCGATTACTGTGAGAAAGGTGGCCGCCAACTGGGGAGGCGCCACCGCGCAAGCATTCGCCAATGGTGTTGCCGGAGTAGCTGGGACTTTTTCCGGTGCCCTTGGGACAGGTAACAGTATCTACATTGGCACCGATCCTAATCCTTCCAACCACTGGTATGGCACCATCAAGAACGTGCAGATAACGCTTGTGAAACCAACGGAAGCGCAGATGTTAGCGCGGGTATCCTGATATGGATGATCGCAGACAACCAATCCCCGGCATCAGAATGTGGCTGCGTGTCGTTGTGGTTGCCTTGTTACTATCGACAGGCGCTTTGGCGCAGTTGCCTGCTCCTCAGCCAGTGCAGCAGCCTACGCCGGTTGTGCAATCGGGCCCGGTCGCGGTGGTTGAGTCGAATCAGGCTATGTGGATTGCGGTCGCGACCAGCGTTGTGGGTTTGCTCGGCACGGTTTTCACTGGATTGATGGCTTTTTTCATGGCCCGGCTCAACAAGCAAGCTGACGCCGCTACACAGATTGCCCAGACAGGGTTGGACAAAGGAGAGAAAATTCTTGTGGCGTCCTCAAAAACGCTCGAAGTAGCAACAGCGAGCCACATTCTTTTGAATCATGACCGGCATGTGATTCTCCAGAGCAACGCTGTGCTCGCGCGCCGGATTGCGGAGATTACGAAGTCGCAAGCAGATATTAAGACCGCTGACGATGCAGATAAGGCTGTAATTGAGCACGATTTGGGTCAAGCACGGGCCGACGCGAAGAAGGGCAGGATTCCGGTTGTTGGTGATAGGAGAGCGGGGTGATGTCTTTCGTCCTGCAGCACTCCCGCCACGGCAACGTGATCGCCGTGAGTAAGCGTCCAAGCCATTCGTGGAAGCATCCAGTTCCGAAAGAGTATCAATTCGCAACCGAGGCCGAAGCGATGGAGTTCCTCGCTGAAAATGTTCCGATCGAGTGGCGAACGAGCTATTCAATCATCGAGCGGTCGCACCTGACAGGCGAAGGCAGCCATGCCCGACGACAAAAAAAAGCGCGGTAAGCCCGATCGCAGCAGATTCAGCCTGTCGCAGGCGCACGAGTTGCGCTACTGGAGCCGCAGGTTTGGCATCACGCAGACTGATCTACGCAGCATCGTTAAGCTCGTGGGGCCGATGGTGAAGGACGTGAAGCTCTTTTTGCATATCAGAATCGACGAAGCCTGAGGGGAATGCCATGCACCTAGAACACCAATTGCACGTCATCGATCGCAAGCTCAATCACTTGGACGCGCTCTGTCACGAAATCATTCAGATTCAACTGTTATCATGCAACACGCTAGACCCGCAGGCGCTTAAAGCATCGCAGGATCGGCTGAGGGCGAGCGCGGAAGCGTTAAAGGCAGCACTCGAAAACGTAAGTCCACCAGTACCACCAACCTGAAAGGAACAATCGTGAGTCAAGCAATCGACGACGCAGTTCAAGCACTAAACGATCAAATCACCAAGAACACGGATGCCGAGGCTTCTGCCGTGCTGTTGATCAACAGCATCGCCTCCCGCATCGACGCAGCAGTAGCCGCAGCGCTCTTGGCGAATCCGTCGATAACGGCTGCGCAACTGGCGGGGATCACCGCAGAAACAGCGGCGCTGAAGAAGTCAAGCGACGACCTCGGAGCCGCGATCGTAGCAAATACCTAGCACGCAGCACCCGCTCGCTACCCGGCGGGCGGGAATCAGCACGGCAAGGGAGGTTACTCGCGGAGATTGCGATGAGAAGAACACCCTCGAAAAAGGTATTGGCATTGAGCTTTTCAGAGGCAGCTTTATTGGGCATGGTATCGACTGCGGCGTTGGCAGAGCCAATGGCCGTGAGTTTGGGCGGGCTGGTGAACTTCGTTATCTACGTGCTGATCCTTGCCGCCGTGGTGTGGCTGCTTTTGTTCATAATTGCGAAGGCTGAACCACCGGAACCCTTCTCGAAAATTTTGCCGATGATCGTGTACATCGTTGCAGCGCTTCTGTTGATAGCAATGCTTTTGAGTTTCGCCGGGATGCCTGTCGTTAATGTAGGTAGATAGGATGAGCCCGCAATTCGTCCTGGAATTCGCGATCGTACCAGCACTTCGATTGCTCCCTGACGAGATGACCAGTCCGGGTGCCGAAGCAATGCTGTTGGCTATCGGAGCGCAGGAGAGTGGGTTCGATCATCGGCGTCAGATTGGAAACGGGCCTGGTCTTGGATTTTGGCAATTTGAACAGGGCGGGGGCGTGCTCGGAGTTCTCAGACATCCGGCAACCAAGCGTCACATCCAGGCCGTGCTGACCGCGTTGGATTACGATCCAGCGTCGGACCCGGAGACGTGTTACGGAATCATCGAGCACAACGATATTATGGCTGCCGCCTTCGCGCGCTTGTTGTTGTGGACGGTGCCGGCGCCGCTCCCGGTAAAGACTGCACCAATGTTGGGCTGGAGCCAGTACGTTTCGGTTTGGCGCCCAGGGAAACCGCACCGCGAAACTTGGGACAAACTTTTTGAGTCTGCTTGGGAAATCATTTAGGAGACAACCTTGAGACGAAACCGCGGATTCTCCGAAATCGCAGCTCTACTCTACTTCGGCATCGTAGGTGCCGCCCTAATCGCCTGCACAGCACCGCCGCAGGGCGCTGTCGGCCAATCGCCGGAGTCGATGATCAAGAACGCAGCCAACGCGCACGCGGCCACTTCAACGCTGGCGACGGCTTTGCTGAAAAACAACCGCGTGACCGTATCGCAAAGTAAATCGTTCTCGATTTTGCTTCACGCATCCAGCACCGCTCTGGATAACGCCAACGAGGACTTGTTGGAGTGCCGGTCCGCCACGGCCAGCACGGCATCGACTTCGCCTGACCCGTGCGCGGTAAAAGTCACCGATGTGATCAAACTCGCTTCGGACGGGATCGCCAACGTGAGAAAAACCCTCGAAGCCAAACGCCCTTAAGAGAGAGGAAACAGCATGGGTACGGTAAGCCTGGTTCTCCCCCTGATCTCCGAAGCCTTAGCCGTCATCGCCGCATTCAAGGGTGACGCAAAACTCGCGCGCTCGACCGGGCAGATTACGGATGCAATTGATGTCGTTGAATCCCTGATCCCACTGGTGGTCGATTGGGGCAATGGGGTTGAAGTCACCCCCGAAGAAGTGATCGCCGCCCTCGAAGGCAAGGACGCAGCACTCGCCGCATTCGACAAGCTGATCCTCGAAAGGAGTGTGTGAAATGCAAACATATGGCACCGCAGTTCCGCGCATCGGCAGCACTATCGGCCGCGGCTTAATCAACCGCGCCCGTGTCTCGGCGCGACCCATGAAGATGTCGCAACCCGCCCGGCCCACCAGAGCCGCACGAACTCCCACACCGTCAACCAGGAGATACTGACATGCCCCACGTTTGCGCTGAAATCGAGATCAAAGAGGACGGTTCGGTGTGGGTTGGACTCGAACCCCCAGAGGAAGCTGGGTACGGAGGAGAAGGCGGGGGCGAGGGCGCTGGAGCACCTGCCGGCGCGCAAGGTAGTGCCCCAGGCGGCGCTACGGAGGGGGTTGAGGATAAGCCCTACCTGAAACCCGCCGGCAGCCTGGACGAGGCCCTGAGCGTAGCCCGCGACCTGCTATCAGGCGCATCCGGCGCCCAGGCCCAAGGTGCCGAGCAGGACTTGGCAACCGGTTACGCCAAGGCGGGCGGCGCGATGGGGCAGCCGCAGCCGCCCGGAGCGATGGGCGCGTGATGCGATGCCATGGCAGGCTGGAGATGCGCGCTCGCACACGCACAAGGCGAAGTCGGCTGCTCAACAGACGCAATGGGCGAAGGTCGCCAACGCGATACTGGCGAGAACCGGCGATGATGCCAAGGCCATTCGGATCGCCAACGCGGGGCTGCTTCATAGTGCGATGAAGAGATCGAGATGACCATAGGCACTGGCCCGCAGACGAGTGACCAAGCAGCAGCGGACCAGTTGGGCCCGGAAGATCAACGAAGTCTGGATGACGCACGCTCGGAGCGCTTAAACGCCCTCGGCTTGGCTCTTGCCAAAAAGCGTGGCGATGCGATTCAGGGGCGCCAGCAGTGCGGGATTGAATCGGTCTGGATCGGAGACGAGGAGCACTACCAGGGCGTTGATGACGCCAATCGCGCCGAGCACATAAACGCCTGGCACACCAAGCCTCCGGGCATGGTGACACCCCCGCCGGCCGGCACCACGCGCTCGACCGTGTTCCCGAACGTAACCCGCCCGTATTGCGACGCCGCAGCCGCCCGCATTGCCGACATGCTGCTGCCGAACGACGACAGAAACTGGTCTCTGGAGCCAACCCCGGTGCCGGAGTTGGCAGAGATCGCGGCAGGCCAGATTCCCGACTGGATGCAGCAGGAGATGCAGGCCGAGCCCGGTGTCGACGCGGCCCGGATGCAGCAGATGCAGGCCGCCGTCATTGACCAGGCGAAGAAGATTGTCGATGAGGCCAAAAAGATGGCCGACAAGGCCCAGGAGCGCATCTCCGACTGGCAGATTGAAGGCCAGTGGCATGCCGAAGTGCGCCGGGTGATCGAGGATGCCGCGCGCTGCGGCTCTGGCGTTCTGAAAGGCCCGGTACCGGTCAAACGCAAGGTCGTGATTCTCGAGGACGTCGCGGGCGATGGGCAGGCTGCCCCGCATCCCAACGTGTTCCAGCGCATCGTGACCGGTATCCGCACGATGCTGACCAATGCGAAGATCCAGACCCAGAAGCAGTTGATCGTGAAAGAGGAGATCAAACCCGCCTCCAAGTGGGTGTCGTTCTGGAACTTCTTCCCGGACCCGGCCTGTGGCGACAACCTGCATAACGGATCGTTCACCTTCGAGAAAGATTACCTCGCGCCCAAGCAGCTCAAAGACTTGAAAGGCACCCCTGGCTACATCGACAACCAGATCGAAGCCTGTCTGGAAGAAGGCCCGATGCGGGCGGTGGCGCCCAGCAAGGACAATCCGAACGATTACGCGAACAAAAGCGGGGAGGGCGACACCCGGTTTGAGATTTGGTACTACCACGGCAGCCTCGACAAGGAAGAACTGGCCGCGGCCGGTTGCGACTGCCCGGAAGGCGAAGACGTGCCACTGATCCCGGCCCAGGTAACGATGGTGAATAACCGCGTGATCCGGGCGAGCTTAAACCCGCTCGACTCAGGCGACTATCCCTACGACATCATGCCATGGCAGCGCCAGCCGGGCTCCCCCTGGGGCATCGGGGTTGCGCGCCAGGGCAGAACGCCGCAGCGTATCGTGACGGCCGCTACGCGAAACCTGATGGACAACGGAGGGTTGTCGGCAGGGCCGCAGATCATCCTGAAGAACGGGCTTATCGTACCAGCGGACGGCAACTACACGATCACGCCCAGGAAGGTCTGGTATGCGGGCGAGGACTCCGACATCGAGGATGTGAGCAAAGCCATCACGTTCGTCGATGTACCATCCATGCAGGCCGAGCTGATGGAGATCATTCAGTTCGGCTTGAAGATGATGGAGGATTCAACCGGCCTGCCCATGCTGCTTCAGGGGCAGCAGGGCAAGGCTCCCGACACCGTGGGCGGCATGACGCTCCTGAACAACAACGCGAGTGCGGTGCTGCGGCGCCTGGCACGCACGTTCGATGATTGCGTGACCGAGCCGCACATCCGGCGTTACTACACCTGGCTTCTGCAGTACGGTGAGGACGACGAGAAGGGCGACTCCCAGATTGATGCGCGCGGCTCATCTGCGCTGGTCGAGCGCGACTTACAGGCAACGGAAATTGCGCAAATGGCGGCGGTAGTCACCAATCCGATCTTCGGGCTCGACCCGAAGAAGTGGGCGCGCGAGTTGTTGAAGTCACGGAAGTTCGACTCCCGGCTCTTCGAGTATGACGATCCGCAATGGCAGAAGATTGTCGAGCAGATGGGTCAGAAGCCGCAGGACCCGAGAGAAGCCATCGCGCAGTTGAAGGCCCAAACGGATGAGAAGCTATTGCAGTTGACGCAGACATTCGAGGCTACGGAGAACGAGAAAGAGCGCGAGAACAAGGTCGTGATCGAAATGATCAACGAGAAAATCTCGAATGCGGAATTGGATTCAGTGGAGCGCCAGGTGCTTGAGAAATTAAAGTCGGATCTTGCTTCGGTAACTCTCAAACTTGGCGTACAGCGTGAGATATCGGCTGCGACGCTGGCTCTCGATGCTCACAAGCACCACACGCTGCCGGCGCTGAAGGCTGTGACCGCACCGCCTAGCGAGCCCGGCGGACGTGCCCAGCCTGGGCGGAGTTTTCAGAGTTAGCCGATGGCCGGCCCCGAACCGTTACTGACCGCAGAAGACCGCGACAATCGCCTGTGGTTGAAGTTGAAGGCGAATCTCGAAGATCGCCTGACGGCGCTGCGCATTCAAAACGATAGCACCAAGCTCACGCTGGACGACACGAACAAGCTGCGCGGGCGAATTCAAGAGGTCAAACGCCTGCTGTCGCTCGGGACCGCGACGCCGATCGTGGACGAGGAAAGCGACTTGTTCAAAGATTAAAACCATGTTAAGACGCTAACATGAGTTTCAATAGAACAATTGTCGGTGATTGCCTAAAAATACTGCCGACTTTGGACACTGGCAGCGTTCAATGTTGTGTTACGAGTCCTCCGTACTGGGGTTTAAGGAATTACGGAGTTTCTGGTCAGTTGGGGCTGGAAAGCACTCCCGAGGAGTACGTCGAGAAGATAGTCACCGTGTTCCGCGAGGTGCGGCGCGTACTGCGTGACGACGGAACATTGTGGCTTAATTTGGGGGATTCGTACTCCCGTGGAGAACGAGTCAACAATCCTAACGACCACAAACGCGGGACTGGGTTTCACGAAGAAATTACGGAAGCTGGCGGATATGCTCAGGCAGGAAAAGCGACCGGATTAGAGTCAAAGCAGTTAATCGGCGTCCCGTGGCGGGTGGCGTTTGCTCTGCAAGCCGACGGCTGGCATTTGCGCCAGGACATCATTTGGTGCCTCTCTGGTGGCGCTGCGGTGTACGCGCGCACGCAGAAGGGCGATATGCCTATCATGGTTAAAGACCTTGTACGCCTTCGCCCGGATACCGTGCAACTCTGGAACGGCACGAAGTGGACACAAGCGCTTGGGTGGTCGCGCTCGGCCGATACCGACGGCGCGATTGAACTGGAACTTCGCAGCGGAGAGCGCGTCGGTTGTACGCGAGGGCATCAATGGCCAACGAAGCGCGGGTTGTTGCGCGCAGATGAATTACAAGCCGGCGACGTGATCGACACAACACGCTTGCCTGCCCCGGATACACCGGCTGAACCAGACGCGCTCGGACTGGATGTGGCATGGCTCTGCGGCCTATACCTTGCCGAAGGTTCAATGAGCGGAGATACGGTGCAGATTGCCGGGCACGCGAACGAAACAGGAACACGGCTTGAGAAAATAGAGCGCGTAGCTGCGTCTTTTCACGGCAGCGTTAATGCTTACGTCAGCGCGAACGGAAACGGCGCGACGATCAACATGGAAGGCCCAATCATAGCCGCTGTTATTCGTGCCTACGTCCACGGCGACAACGCGCACAACAAGGGATTGAAGGTGCGCGTATGGCAGCGCAGCGATGTGTGGCTGAGGGCATTTTTGGAAGGATACCTTGCCGGGGATGGGCACCATGACGTTGCGAATGATCGCTGGCGCCTTGGATTTTGCCGTAACGACCGGCTTGCCGATGACTTCAGAACGCTCGCGGCCCGCATGGGTCTACCGATACGCCTTGCGGCAGTCACAGTAACAGGGTTTGGTCGGGAGTGGCCGGCGTATCGCGGAGACATCCGCTTGCTGGCATCAACGCACCATAATGCGCGCGACGCCGGCGAGATTGTCACTATCCGCGCGAGTCGTGCGCGACAGTTTTGGGATATTGGAGTGGCCGACGATCCGCACACGTTCGCGCTCGCATCAGGTGTGCTTACGCACAATTCGAAGCCGAACCCGATGCCAGAGTCGGTCAAAGACCGTTGCACGAAATCGCACGAGTACATTTTCTTGTTGACAAAGTCTGAGCGTTATTACTTCGATCAGGAGTCCATTAGCGAGAAGTGCAGTCCGAACACGCACGCACGTCTCTCTCAGGATGTTCAAAATCAGGTTGGCAGCACCAGAGTTCCCGGCAAAACAAACGGCAATATGAAGGCTGTCGGACGTAAATTTGACCCCGGCGCGAACAATAAAAACAATCCGAGCTTTGACACAGCAATGGCTATCATGCCGGAAACTCGCAATAAGCGCTCGGTCTGGACCGTCACAACGCAGGGATTCGATGGAGCGCATTTTGCGACGTTTCCGCCTGCACTGATCGAGCCTTGCATCTTAGGCGGCAGCAAAGTCGGTGACGTGGTACTAGATCCGTTCGCAGGCAGCGGTACGACCGGCAGTGTGGCCGAAGCGCTCGGCCGGCAATGGCTGCTGATCGAGTTGAACGAAGAATACGCCAAACTGTGCGCCGACCGAACACGGCAAATGGGCATAGTGATGGCCTGAGTATTGACGTAGGACTAATACGCCCGCAGCCGCAAGGCTTCCGGCAAACGTGGTGGACGGCGGCAACGCTCTCCATCGAATAGACCCGCTCTGGCGGGTTTTTGCATTTTGAAGGGGTATCACAGTGGCAGAACAGACCGCAGTAGCGAACGAGCAACCCAGCCCAGCGCCGCAAACCGACGCGGGCGACATCGAGCCAACCCAGGAGGCAGCGGATGCTGATCTCGCAGCCGGGTTCGCCAAGGTGCATTCTTTGAAAGAAGGGTCCCCCGAGGCGCAACCCCCAGCCGAGACACCGCAACCCGCAGCCGACGAGGCCGCAGCGAAGAAGACGGCTGATGAGGCCGCGGCAAAAGCAGCACAAGCCGCAGCGCCATCAGCCGAGACGCAGCGCGCACAGTACGACGCCGCCCTAAAAACGCACGTCGACACCGAGGTTCGCAAGGTCTACAGCAAGATTGGGGAATTGAATCGCACCATCCAGGAGTTAACGAAGAATCTGGCCGCAGGCAAAAACGCCTCCCGCAAGATCACTTCCGAAGCCCTGGCACGAGTCAACGCCGAGCTACCCGGTCTCGGGGATGCTCTGGCGCTCGATCTGGATGCGATCCTGAATTCACCGGTGGCCGCAGCACAGGTGCAGGAAGCCCGCGCCGAAGCCGAAGCCAAAGGGGTGCCATTCGACCCCGAAAAGTACTACGCCGAGAAAGTGGCTCCCGCCCTCCAAGCAGTCGAGGCCCGAAGCCAGGCGGCTCTACCAGCAATGCTAGATGAGGCGCGTCAGAAAGCGCGCCTGGACATAGTGCATGACGGCTGGGAGGACACGGTAAAGCTGCCGGAGTTCACCGCCTTCGCCTACGTCAACGGACCAACCCCAGAGGAACGCGCGCATCTCGCGCAGCTCGAAGCGACCGACCCGCAAGCCGCGGAACGGCAACTGGCTGCCCACATGCGCAAGTACCCTCAATGGTGGGCCGACACCGGCAACCTGGTCATGAGCGAGAAGGCATCCGACGCCATCCGGCTACTGGACGCCTTCAAGGCGCGAAAAACGCCTGCAGCACGACAAAGCACAACGTCCCGGCTCGAACGCGCAATCGCCCCCAAGGGCGGTGGTGCGACCCCCGCGCCGGCCATCAATGATGAGGAAGCGGACTTGGCAGCCGGGTTTCAGAAGGTCGCCAGGAAACGCTGACATTCAGGAGTTAAATCATGCCTTCCAACATCCAAACCTACAGCACCGCTGCAGGACGGATCAACATCGTCAAGGGTGAAATCCTGGCGCATGCGATTCCGATCGAGGTGCTATCCCTGGGCTGCTCCATGAAGCCCTTTCCGAAGAACCAGGGCGACAACGTGATCTATCGCCGCTGGCTGCCGTTTGGCGCAACCACGCTAAACGCGAATACCATCAACCGCTGGGTGGTCTCAGCCGCGGCCCACATCACGACCGAAGGGGTAACGCCAGCGGCCGATACGATGGTGCCCCAGGACGTTGCTGTGACGCTGCAGCAGTATGCCTGCCTCTACAGCTACACCGATAAAACGGCGGACCTGTACGAGGACGACATCCCCGAGGAAATGAAAACACAGACCGGGGAGCGAATGGGGCTCGTGCGCGAAATGATCCGCTACGGCGCCATGCGTGCGATAACCAACGCGTTCTATTCGGGCGGCACCACACGGGCAACCGTGGCCGGGGTTCTCACGCTGAACCTGCTGCGCAAGGTCGCGCAGACGCTCCTCGCGAACCACGGCAAGATGAAGAACAAGGTGCTGGCTGCCGGCCCCGCGTTCGACACCTCCGCAGTCGAGGCGGGGTTCCTCGTGTTCTCCCACACCGATCTCGAGCCCGACATCCGGGATTTGCCGGGGTTTGTCCCAACCGCCAAGTACGCGCAACGCTCGGTTTTGAACGAGTACGAGCTTGGCACCTGCGAGCGCTTCCGCTTTATCACCTCACCGGAGTTGAACCCCTACCCGGATGCTGGCGCGGCGGTGGCCTCCACGTCGCTTTTCAGCACCACGGGCACGCTGGCGGACGTCTACCCTGTGATCGTATGTGGGGCGGACGGCGTATTCGATATCGCGCTTCGCGGATCGAGGAGCTTCAACCTGTCGGTCATCCCGCACACCCAGAAAGACAAGTCCGACATCCTGGGGCAGCGCGGATACGTGGGAGCCTCCTTCTGGTCAGCGGTACTCGTGACCAACCCCGGCTGGGTCAGCGTGGTGGAAGTCGCCCGCACCGCGCTGTAATCCTTTCAATGACTTCGCCATAAAAGTAAAAGGAGATTCAAATGGCAGAATCAATCGCAAGACGTGTCGGCGGTATGAAGATTGGCAAGATGTCGCAGAAAGAGCTTTTGAAAATTCTGCTGTCGCTTCAGTCTGATCTTGCGAACTTCAGAACTACGGCTAACGCCATCGTTCTGGATCTTCGCGCGCTCGCCAACAACACGGGCTCCGCCAACAACACGGTCCAGATCACCGCAGCGAACGTAGCCGCGATGAATACGACCGTATAGCGTCGTAGCAAACCTGGCAATTTCAATTACTCATCAAGGAGAAAGATATGGAAGCTAACAGAGTAGGTGATCATGGTGGAAACGTCACCATGTCGCGGGCGGGCCTGGCGCTGGGTGCCACCGCCGGCACGGTGAATATCGCCAGCAATGTGCAGTTCTGCATTGATGGCATATTCGCCACGGTCAACGCGGTCAACAACGCGGCTTTCAGCAACAATCACCTGTCGCTCGCTGCCGGCTGCGCGTGCCTGTTCGGCGTGTGGGTGACGGCCGCAGGCGTGGTGAGCACAACGCAGGGCAAGGTCGTGGATACGGCAAGCCTCGCCACGGCAGGGGGCAGCAAGGTGCTCCAGATGCCGGATGTGGTGGCGAACTCGGCACTGCTCGGTCTCATCAAGGTCGTAACTGCGGGCACGGCGGTATTCGTTCCGGGCACCACCAACCTGAACGCGACGAATGTCACGGCCACGTACTACGACACGACCGACATGCCAACCAAGCCGTTTCTGATCTGACGAGCGCCGCACTGGCGGTAATCCTGGCGCCCCTTAATCGGGGCGCTTTTTTTGGAGGTTCCAATGAGCAAGCAATCCGTACTCGCAGCAAAGCGTGTCGCCCAGGAGGCGTTGAAGGTGAAAGCAGCCGCAGCTATTGCCCTGGCCGCTAAAAACGAGCAGGAGCGTAAAGACGCGCTTGTGGAAGCCGAAGCGCACGCGGTTCTGGTCGCGCAGTTGGCCGAGGAGGTCGAGCGCGCCCATAAATTCGAGATCGCCGAGGGCGAGCGCCTGGCGAAAGAGGCCGGCATTGAAGCTGCGAGTTTTTGGGAGCGCTTCAAGAAGGCCGTGAGCTGGTGATCGACATTTTCCTGGAGGGCAACACATGACCAGAAGCAACGCAGCAAAAAAGCAGCAAACCGACGCAGCAGCCGAAACCATCGGACAGGATCGGCCGCGCGCCCAGAAGTCAACCGGACCGGCAAGAGAGTCCCTTGAGCCAGCGCATATCGAGGCCGTCGATCGGCCGGTAGACAAGGATTGGGCCGACCAAATGAAGTTCAACGAGGAGCCGGTGAAGATCGTGGTCCACGATTCAACCGAGAAGAACGCCGAGCGCGTGGTGGAAGTGTGGAATAACGGCATCTCGCAGCGCTTTATCCGCGGCCAGGAGCAGGTGGTGAAGCGAAAGTTCATGGAAGTGCTGGCGCGAGCCAAGATCACGTCCTACACGCAGGAGAAGGTGCGAGACGAGGACGGCAACGAGAGTTACCGCAACATCCCGCATACGGCGCTGCGCTATCCGTTTAGCGTGATCGAGGATCTGAACCCTCGCGGGCGCGAATGGTTGCGCACGGTCCTGGAATCGTAGGCAACCCGTGGAATCGGCCACCACCGCAACCATCGCCAACGTTGATCTGGAAGGCTTGGAGCGTGCAATCTATCTGAGAGCGCACGCCGAGCGCATCCCGGAGAACGACGTGGCCTTAAAGGCGCTTTGCATGGCACTCCAGAGCATCAGCGCCGGCGCCGGCTTTGGGGGGTATCCGGGGGCCACTACCGCCCTCTGGACGCGGCTGGCGGCGGCAA